CTGCGCAGGTTAATGCTGACTGGAATTCTTCTTCTGGTGTAAGCGAGATTCTTAATAAGCCTAATCTTGCAACTGTAGCTACAACTGGTTCTTATAACGACCTTTCTAATACTCCGACTATACCAGACGGTGTGCCAGCGGTTACATCTTCTGATAACGGAAAGGTTCTTAAGGCTACATATAGTGGTGGAACTGGTTCTTATAGCTGGGAAACTGAAAGTGGTGGCGGTGGTGGTGGCACTCAAGTTCAGTCTAACTGGACAGAGTCCGACACTACGGCTGTAAGCTACATTCAGAATAAACCTAACCTTGCAACGGTGGCTACAAGTGGGTCTTATAATGATCTTACTAATACACCAACAATTCCTGCTGCTCAAGTCAATGCAGACTGGAACTCTTCTTCTGGTGTAAGCGAGATTCTTAATAAGCCTAATCTTGCCACGGTCGCTACAAGTGGGTCTTATAATGACTTAAGCAATAAGCCTACTATACCAGACGGAGTGCCTACTGTAACAAGTAATGACGACGGAAAGGTTCTCACTGCCGTATATAGTGGCGGAGCAGGTTCTTATGGATGGGCTACTGCTAGTGGAGGTGGTGGTTCTAGTCCTACATATGATTCTGATTGGACTAGTGTAACTATAACAGGTTCTGGTACTACTCATCATTATGATATAGATAATACGAATACGAATAATTTCTTTTTAAGGAATATATCTGGAAGTTATCCATCTCATACCTGTAGAATTTCTTTATCTGATAATGCACTAAATTCTGATGGTATAATAAAAATTCCATCTGTACAAAATAGAAACGGTGTAACAATTTATCTATTAGATAAAAATTTAAATAGTATATTTACTACTTCTAAGTTATATTTTTTATACACTACAAAAAATATTCAAACAGGATCTAATAATTCATATCCATCCTCATGGTCTCCTACTACTCATATGAGTATACCACAAGTAGGAAATAGTTATACTACCCAAACATTCTCTACAGGCACTACAACTGCTTTTAATGGTTATATGGATATATTTGTCTATAAGAAAGGCATTGTATTTGAAATAATCTCAACTAGTTTCTTAACCTAATATATAGATGCTATATTGGCAATAAGGAAAGCATATATGAATAATTACATATCAAGAGATAATTATATGCTATTTAACAGCGGCAAGGTACTTTCCGAGCCGCTGCCTTCTATAGCACCTTATACTTTAAGATTCTTATTCTTAGATGACAGTAAGTATTATAACCCATTGAATGATGTCTTTGATTATGGAACATGGACTCAACGGTCTGATACTATATGGGATTGGACTTATAACGATCCTATATGGACTCTGCCTTCTAACCTAACAAGTTCTGATACGAATAATAATTATAGAAGTATATTTTCCAAAAATGGAAGTAATCGATTAGAAAATGTTAAGTGCAAGATTATAGACAGCGAAACGTCTAATGTAACTAACATGCGTGGATTATTCTATAACATGGATAGACTAGAAGGCGTTGAAAAGATAGATACAAGCAATGTAACTGATGCTGCATCTATGTTTAGGACAGCTGTATCCAGCGCAGCTACAGGCGTAGGCTCCGTAAAGTACGTTAACAGCACCTTAGATTTTAGAAAGGTTAAGTACTATAATGGTACTACATGCCATGGATCATTAGATCATTTATTCTATACACAAGGATATTCTAACGCACCTTATAGGTTGACTACAGTGCCTACAATTCTTTGGCCTGATATTGAGACAGTTGGTTATATAGTAAATTTTAGTTATATGTTTACAAATCAAAGAAATATTACTAATAACTATGCAGGTGTAGTATATCCTACATATTGGCAACAACTTCAAACTCATAGCAGCTGGACAGATGCTTGCTATAGATGTGGTGATCTTGGAAATGCTACTGCATATGCAAATATACCTTCAGATTTAAAGTGAGGACTTATGGATGAGAATGTAAATATAACCTATAATGGACGTCCATTATATTATGGGCTTAATGATAGTCGTTTAAAATTGTCTGATAGTAGCGAACGATTTACGAGTCCTTATTCTATAAGATTCAAATTTGGTACAGACAGAAATACTAACGAGCTATTTAATCCATTAGATTATTCATGGAGTAAAGGTACATGGCATCATGTATCTGGATCTGTATGGGAATGGACATACGAAAATACTGTATGGAATAATAATGGTTCACCTATATTTGGAATAAATCCTCATTTTAATCATATATCATATACAGACGTTATAAGTATAAATGCAAGTGAAGTAACTAATATGGATAAGTTATTCTATAATATTAATCCTACCCCACATGACGGACAAGCATTTTACTATACAGCAGGTTTACAATTTGCTAACGTAACGTCTATGGAAGAGATGTTTTATAAAACACCAGTGAGTTTAGATTTTCAATACTTGAATGTTCCTAAAGTTAGAAATATGAAAAACTTTATGAATCTTACAGGTGTGGATCTTACTAGATGGGATGATGAGTCTACATGGAATTATCCACGTGGATTTACAGGAATAAATATTGCAGTAGATCCTTGGGATGAAAAACCTTATTTAAGATATTGCGATCTTACTAATGCATTTAAGGGATGTATAAATCTAACAGGTGAAACTGCATATGCAATGTATACAGGACTATCTTTAGTCAGCCAGTCTGCTACAGATGGATGCTTTGAAAACTGTGCGGTAACAGACCCGGATCCATATTCACAAAGCCTATATAGGCAGATCCCTTCTTCTTGGAAATAGTGGAGGTATACATGAAGGACATTATGGGAGCATTAGATAGTATAGGCAAGAAGGTAGGTACAGCCGCTGCAGTGTTAGCGGCTTATCTATTCTTTCAAGTTCAAGAGCTTAACGAGAAAGTCGATAAGCTAGAATCTAAGACTGAAGCGATCACTGAAATTAAAGCCGACTTAGCTTCGATCAAAACTAGTGTTGACTTAATATTGAAGTATAACCTTAAAGAAATTAAAATGAAGGAGTAATATGTCTACACATACTAGTGTACTATGGACTACTGACCAAGGGTTAACCACTACCCAAAAGGCTCAAGCCAGACGAAATATTGACGCTGCATCTAGTGCAGATGTATTAGCCGCAAAGACCGAAGTTGTACAAGGCACTGGCGTAAATGTCAGCGAAGCTACAGGTGCAAACGGACAAAAGGTATATACTATATCTAACGCCTATGAAGCCCCGGTACAGAGTGACTGGAATGAAAGCGATAATACTAAGCAGGATTATATTAAGAATAAACCTGCCAATCTAGTGCAGGATGCTTCTTATGTACATACCGACAATAACTTTACCAACACGCTTAAATCTAAGCTTGAAGGTATTGAAGCCGGAGCAGAAGTAAATGTACAGAGCGACTGGAATCAAAGCGATAATACCGCAGATGATTACATTAAGAATAAGCCTTCTAATTTAGTGCAGGATGCTTCTTATGTACACACGGATAATAACTTTACTACGACACTTAAGAATAAATTAGATGGTATCGCTGCTTGCGCAGAAGTAAACGTTCAATCCGACTGGAACCAGACTAATAGTTCTGCTGATGATTACATTAAGAACAAGCCATCTAATCTGGTACAAGACGCTTCTTATGTACATACAGATAATAACTTTACCAACACGCTTAAATCTAAACTAGATGGGATTGCAGCTGGTGCTGAGGTGAATGTACAAAGCAACTGGAATCAAACTGATTCTACGGCTGATGATTATATTAAGAATAAGCCTGAAAACCTAGTACAAGATGCTTCTTATGTACACACGGATAATAACTTTACTACGACGCTTAAGAATAAATTAGATGGTATCGCTGCTGGCGCAGAGGTGAATGTTCAATCTGATTGGAACCAGACTAATACTAGTGCAGATGATTATATAAAGAATAAGCCATCTAACTTAGTGCAGGATGCATCCTATGTCCATACAGATAATAACTTCACCACTACCCTTAAGAATAAATTAGATGGCATAGCTGCTGGAGCTGAAGTAAATGTACAAAGCGATTGGAATCAAACGACTACAACCGCTGATGATTATATTAAGAATAAGCCTACGATCCCTGAAGTGGTAATGATACAGAATACCCAAGGTGGAGCCTCTGAATCTACGGCATCTAAACTGTCTATAGACCAGGACTTTACAACTGTATCTCTTAAGATAGATTCAACTGATGTAGGTGTAGGATATCTTGTACCTAATGCTCCGCAGGGTGCTACCACCAAGAAGATCCTAAATCTTCCTAATGGTCAAGGCAATCCGCTTTGGACTGATCCGGATCCGACTATCGTCTACGTAAGCACTAGCGACACCTACGCTACGGTTAATGGATACCGTCAGGCTGGCTACGAGGTTATCTTGCGTGTCTATCCGACCGCAGACAACCCACTCCATCAGGACTTCAGGCTTTCTCAGTACAATCCTGACGGAAGCATGGAGTTCGAGTGCATCCGATCTGGTTCAGGCTACGTCGTCGCTTACAAGTACGGGCTTAACTCTAGTGGAGTGTGGACTCGTACGGACACTAGTGTGTCTCAGTATACTGGCATCCAGATTGATGGCGTTGGTCGTAACCTACATCTTAACCAGAATAACTATATACAGACCAACCTTCCGGGTGGAGTATTTAACGCCCCGGTATCTGCTGGTAATAGCTTCGAGCGTCTCTCCGGCGCAGACTTTGCTGGAGCTTACATGCTTGCTTGTCGCCATAATGTTAGCGGAACGTACGAAATCGCCATTGCTTATACAGCCTCCGGCACGTCTAGCACGTACTGGTTCCTTGGTACAGAAACCATTGTCGCAACAGACAATACGGTCACTACCAAGCAGGCTGTCTACAACGCAACAGCTTATTATACTCCGTCTAATAGATTTGGCGGCACACAGTCTACAGCATTTGATCCGAATAGCCACAAGGCCATCATCTATAATGGTATCGGCTTGATCGGCCCGTGCTCTGACTGCAAGATCGTTATCTATAACGACAACGGCACAGTTAAGCTTGCATTTACTGCTATCGAAGTTGGTAAGGTTGGCTCAACCAACTAAATATTACCTATCACTCAAACGGAGATATAATCTCTAATAAATAATCCCTATACCACGAAGGTATAGGGATTATTAACTTACCAAAAGGATTACAATGAATCTCGATGCTAGTCTATTTATAGACAGTCTAGCAGTTGTCTATTAGAACTTAAAGTTCTCTTTCTTAAATCTGTATCTTACATACTCGTTAAAGTTATGTTCCGTTTTCCACTTGTTATAAATAAAACCACGTTCAAGTTTACTGAACTGCTTTAGATATAGATATACATCGATAGGAAGATTCCTCAACCAGGACTTATTACCTGTATCGATGCAGATCATTGCAAGGGATCGACTCTTAGTGCGTTCCCAGTAAGACGGAACTTCTTCAGAGTTAGATACGAAATACTTACGATTAGTGTTAGCCATATATTTATACCTCATTAATTTTAAATGGTCCACAATAGTAAGTTAGTTTAATTTTGCGAAAAATCCTTAAAAAGAATTTTGCAACTCTCTTCATTCATTTTATCATATTCATCACGGGACATAAACCGGCTATACACGCGTTCAAACATAAGGTCGGTATTACAGATCGTAGGTCGATGATCATATATAGCACATCTATTTTCTGCGTCTAGATGTTTACATATACCATCGCCACGATCATAATCTTTCATGAATGAAAAAGAATTAACATGCCTACAGCATTGTGCTTTACATTCAGGATTACATTTAATCGGCATAATAAAATCCAGAGGGTTAAAACGCTTTTAATTTTCTATACCTGCGTTGATATTCATTCTTGTCATCACAGTACCTAACGCCATATTTATTAATGCTACGATATACCTTTAAATTATTATCAGCATTCATTTTTGCGTTAACCCATCTTAAATTAGAAGGCCTATTATCATCACGTATTCTATTTATATGATCTACCTGATCATAATTATCAGGCTTACTATGGAAAGCAAGTGCTATAAGCCTATGTATTCTAAATGTTTTATCTATGCCATTTATTCTCTTTTGAATTACTCTATAGCCTTTCGTAGTAATAGTACCTTTCTTACGGCATAGCTTACCATTAGAATCAATATATTCTACTGTACCATCATCATAGCAATAGAATATATTACCTTCTAAATTCAAGGTTCGTTGTATATTATTCATCTTTAATTTCAATCCAGAAATCATTAAACAAATCGCCCTGACTAGGTACCCAAGGAATAAGCTTTCCTTGTGCGTTATGCAAATATAGATAAGGACACTGCATCTTGCTGAATTCATCAGGATATTGTGCAGCCACCCACTGGTTCTTTCCATTCCAAGTAATTGCCGCCATCTTACGACCAAGTTTAATAAGTTCTAATGCAGCACTAAAGCTATATGTTTCTACGTTGATTTGTGCGTTCATACTTCTGCATATACCTCTTTTAAAGATTCATGGATTACTTGAATAATATCTACTATATTAGAACCATTACATTCAATAGATTGAGCGCACGGATCTTTAAAATTTTCATCATAGATATTAGAAAAGTATTTTACGTTTTCAATATTATAAAGCCTATTAAGCCATACACCCCTTTGCTTTTGAGTCATAGGCTTAAAGAACTTTAGTTGAGCAGGGGATAATTTCCCACTCCGGGTATTTCTACCTTTAGAATTGATGTATATAATTGTATCAGGTTTAAGGCTCATATGTTACTCCATAAAGAAATAATTATCTTCAGGGTCAGGAAATGCACCAAGCATATATGCTTGCATTATATCTAACAACGGTTTAGAATGTCTAATTTCAGCCCGTCTAGCTATGCTACACATAGCATCAGATATAGCAAGTACTATACGCAACAACTGCGGTTTAGATATATTATCCTGTGGATATTCAGGGAGCTTTAATACCTTAGCATATTTATACAAATAAGTAGGAATCATTTTATGGATGATAAACACCCATGTTTTAAAAGAGAAGAGGTGCCTAACCCTTTTAAACGGTCCTAGACAACTGCTATTATACCATTCAGAAAGAATAGGCAACACTTCTATATTAGACAATCTAGGGATACAAGCTTTAACATCCCAAGATATATGGATACGGATTCGTTCGGCTAGTACAGACCTGTAATCGGAGAGAGCATTCTGCGATTGAGCGTAATAAGACGCTTCAATATCACTTGCAGAAGTCTGCATAGCCCTATTATATAAGTCGCTATTAGCGGAGTATATAACGTTTTGACTAAGATTTGGTTGGTCAAACCAGTGTTCGATTTCTAATTGTCGATTCATAGTATACCTCTACATTTTAATGTTATCACATTAGGATAATCATTTCACATGAGAGAGTATATTATTCTTTAATCTACTAAGAAGAACACTAAGAACAAGACATAGATTAAATGTAAGTATAAATATAGTATTATGCTTCATCAGCATAAATTCTTATAGCCTATACATTCAAGAAAGGTTCTATATAGACGAGGGATAGCACCTATCGACTTCGTGAGTCTCATGCTGATGCTCTATCTATATAGAAAGCTTCTATCTATATAGGTATAAACTTTAATGGACTAGGATCATATATCGTCAAGTACAGGTTATATATTAAGCTGTGCCAGGAAGGTTCTAATGGTTCAACGTGGTCTCGGCTTTATAACCTGTATCTATCAGGTATATAATCAAAGATCTAGTGACTCATATTCTATTATCTAATCCTCAATCTAATGCCATACAGCCGCAAGTGTCCAGTGGTATCAGGAAGCTGCTGGGGATTAAACATAGTTGGATAAGATTCAAATACCGAATGCTATAATCTTGCCATCGCATTTAAGAGTTAAAATGCTAGAATATATGCCAAATGAAAAGTGGTTAGAAGTCCATATAGAACTTCTAACCAAATCTACAGACGTCTTCTAGAGATCGCCTTTACATATAGGAATATGTACTATGCATCACATTGCAATAATAGGTTCATTGCATAGAATAACCACTTTGCTCCTATCTTCTTTCCTTAATGGTTTTCCCTTAATGGTACTTTCCCCCTTAAACCCCTATCCCCTTAATCCTATTCCTTAATTCTATCATCTATCCTATTGTTAATTAGGATAAATAATCATCCTGAAAAGATTAATAGTAAAAATAATCCTATTTAAATTAAAAAATATAAAGACAATAATTAGTTATAACTTTTATATTGAATTAGATTTAAATTTTATTTACACTATTTTAAAGAATATTATACTTCAATTAGGAAAGTATATATTTAATCCAATTAACAGTTAAATGAGAGAGCTTATGAAACTAAAAATATCTATACCTATAGATGTAATTTATATTATAGCTATAGTGTTAATAACAATTAGAGGTATATATGGGTTTTAATAACCATAAAACGAAAGAAATTACAGTTGATAATTCTAGATCGAAGGGTGATTATATTTATCTTTCCAATCCTAGAGGTATTAGGGTTAATAAAGATGCTATGATTATCGAGGTCTATGACAGAAAGCTTGAAGATTATAAGCCTGCTAAATTTACTAAGGCTGGAATGAAAGGTAATTATTATCCTGCTGTATTGGTTAATAAGAATCTTTATAATGCTATTCGTATTATTGCTACCTTATTCGTTCCTAATCCTAATAACTATAACTATGTCTATAGTCCTAATCATTCATTAGATCCTAACCTAATGCAGTGGATCCCTACTCCTTGTAAATCATTTGCTAAACAGTTCGTTACTTCTAATGAAGCTAGAAATGAATTATCTAAATATGCTCCGGGTTCTAAGGAATATACTGATGCTTATAATAAGCTTAAAGGTTCTGATGGGCTTACTAATTCTCAAAGATTCATTAAGCGAATGAAGGATGCAGGATATGTATTGCTTAATAAGAAATACAGTCCTACTAGAAGATCTGTATGGGTTACACCTACTATTAAGTCTAAAGTGATTACTGCATTTAATGCTGGATTGCTTAATAATAAAACTATGGCTCAAATCTTTATCGATGAAATTAATGCATTGCCTAAGCATAATAAACCTTATAAGGATACTACTTCATTTGAAGCTAGAAAAAAGATTATCCTAAAGGGTTGGAATCAATAATTGATTATGATAATCCTATTATGTAGGATTATCATAACTCATTCATTGAATATTCATTCATGAGGTATTTATGTCTAAAAGTTTAACCGAAGAAGCTATGGAACTATTCTATCTGGATAATCCTAAGTATCATCCAGTGACACACGAATTAATGGGTTATGTATTGCCTGATCCTGAAGTCCTTAAACAAAAGGTCAAAGATGCAAAGTGCAACGGCTTAATTAAAAAACGTGCGTTAGAATTGCTTCCTGAAATTCTTTGTAAGATTGAAATTGAACAGAGAAAGGAAGCTAAACATGACTCCATCATTAATGAAGTATGCAAACACAGTTAATGCTATTGATCGAGCCAACGGTAAAAAGCTTGTTAGAGTCTTTAAAGCTAACCCGTCTTGTTGTCCGCAATGTAGAGCAATGAACGGTAGGACTGTAACGGTTGATAACCCGCAGCTCTGTACACATCCACATTGTAGATGTAGTATAACCAAAGAATATAAATAACCATTCATGTATAGAGGTATATATGAGCACCAAATCAAAATCTCCGTCTGCTAATGCTCAACAGACTCCCCCTACAGGTTATGCAAAGCTTCTTCAAGATATGTCTGCCCTTAAATCTAGGGTTGATATTCTTGAACAGCAAGTAAAATCTATTCTAGATAACCCTTCAAGGTCTGTTGATGACGAACAGAAAAAATTTCTGAAGGAGTTATTTAGTAATGTCCACGGAAATTAAACAAGAAGATCTTAAGCCTAATGAATGTATAATTGAAGATCTAGGTATGAAGGGTAAACCTAAATACCTTAAGCATTATGTAAATATTATATTCAAAGACTTAAGACTTGATAATGTAGTTTATGGTGAAAGTACTAAACGGTATTGGATAGCACCATATTGTAAGGGCCGGAAATATTGGGTCAAAGAAGAAGACTTATATAAGACTATATTCGAAGGGTTTATTCCAGACTACCATGAAGGTAAAGTCAACCAAGGTAAACACCAGCATGGTAAGACTACCTTAAAAACTAAAGTAGCTGTAGACCATACCGCAGATATTACTGCCCGTAGATCTTCAACTTGTATTAATTATCTATGGAAAAATATTAGGGATCCTAAGATAGATGCTCGTAATCCTATAGATAATGACCGCTATCATACTTATGATATATCAATGCTTCTTATATCATGTAAAACTATTGGTCAATTTATGGATGAGGTTCAAGCCTTCTTGCCTGACCTTATTAAAACGCCTAGTGAATTTGACTGGTACTATTTAGACGATCCTGACCATCAGGATACTTCTAATGATATTAAGCTTAAGACTTGGTATACTAGACAAAGGGCTAAGTGTAAAGTAATCTTATCTAAGCTTCAATTATGCTATGGTGGCCTTCAAAAGAATGGTTATCAATTCTTCTTAACATCTTGCTTTACTAAAGAATTTGGTAAGCCTGAAACCATTAAAAAGACTAATGTAAGTGTGGAAACTAAATCTGAAAAGGTTAAGGCTGAAGAAGAATTAATTGCAGATACCACACCCCCTGTAGTGAATATTAATTTCTGCGAAGAGGTATCACATGGCTAGAGTCCTTAATATAACGGACTTTAAGCTATTACCCCATCAACGAAAGGTATATAATTCTACAGCTGAAGATATAATATTCTTTGGCGGACGCGGCTGTGGCAAGACTTTCCTAGCTTCTAGATATATTGCAAAGTATCTGGTTGAAGGAAAGAATGTAATCTGCGCCGCACAAACCTTTAAGACACTTAAGAAAGTTCTATTCAAAGAAATTATTAGGTGCCTAACGAAATGGAATATACGGTTTAAAGTCAATCAAACCGATATGACCATTACTACGGAGTTTAGAAGCGAATGTTATTGCTTTACTTACTCCGAAGGGTCTGTAGATAATGTCCGTGGTTTAACTGGTATATCATTAATTGTAATCGATGAAGCAGCATTATGCTCTAAAGAATTTTATGAAGTATGCTTGGCATGTTGCCGTGGCGTTGATAACTGGGGCCGTCCTGTAGGCGCTCCTCATAGCCTATTAATTTCTACTCCTAAAGCTCATTCATATCTTAATCAAAGAATTAAAGAAGCTTTACCGGGTGAAGTTGAAATTGTAACCGCTACTACATTTGACAACACAACGTTAGATGATAGATATGTACAAAGACTTATTAAGGACTATGGAAATACTTCATTCTTACAGCAAGAAGTCTATGCACAATTAATTGATGACACTGCACCTGATCAGTTAATGTCTTGGATTGATATTGATGCTATGCTTAATAGACAAGCATCGATATATGGTGATAGAATCCTTGGTATAGACCTGGCTAGATATGGCGATGACTCTAATTCTTGTTGGTATAGACACGGTACTTTATTAAGGCGTGATTGGAAGATTCAAAATATTGATAGTATAAATATGTATAATATGATTGCTTCTCAATATAAACCTTCTGATCTAGATATGATTAACCTAGATGGTACAGGTGGATTTGCTTCTGGTATAGCTGATTTACTTAGGCATGGTGGATATCCTGTATCTGAAATTAATCTTGGCCAAAGATTAGGTCCTGATTCTAAATACCTTAATAGACGAGCTTTGATGTATGCTTGTACTGAACAAGCTGTAAGATCTAATTTATCTATTCAACTTGTAGATGACATAGATAAGGTTAAAGAAGAATTAGCAGCCCAAAGAATTATAGTTAGGGAAACGGATAGTAAGATTGCTGTCCTACCTAAAGATATTATTAAGAAAGCTATAGGTCGAAGCCCTGACGATTCTGACGGTATAGCTTTAACCTTTGCTCATGCCCATCCTGATAATGATATTTATAGGGTATTTACTTCTATTGAAGTTCAATCTTCTAATGTAAACGATATTATGGCACAATTAAATTCCTCAACCTCTTGGAGTAATTAACAATGATTGAAGTGGAAGATGATAAGAGCGTCATAGACCGAATGAAAAAATTCGGTAAACGTAGCTCTGATAAATATAAAACTATTATCGAAAGAATCAAATATGAACGAGCATTTGCGTGTGGCGTTCAATGGGATGATCGAGATAATAATAACCGTGGAGCTGATAGAGCTAGGTTCGTATTCAATATAGTTGACAACCAGATTAATTCCGCTGTCAATCCGTTTAATGCACATCCTTATAAGATTTCTTATGAATCTTTAGTGCAGACTCCGGGGGATTTAATTGAAAAATTAAATCTATATGCGCAGAATATATCTAAAACTGATTCAACTAAAACCGCTGCGGAACTAGCTTTGAAGAGTATGGCTACAGCCGGGTATGGATATTTCTATGTAACCACCGACCTTGACGCTAATAAGAAAGCTATTGTAGCAATTTATCCTATTGAAGATACCACGCTCGTTATTCCAGACCCTGATTCTACTGCCCTTGACGGTAGCGATTCTAGGGCTATGGCTATTATCGAACACATGTCTAAAAATAAAGCTAAAGCTTTATATGGAAATGATGTAATCGAAGATGGATATAGCGGTGGAAATAATTGCTTGGTCAAAGACTTTGGCGATGCATGGAACAGCCCGGAAGATTGTATTGCATTAGTAACCTACTATGAAATGACTGATAGTAGAAATGCTTGTGTAATTACAAAGATGATTGGAAATAAGATTATATCTTCTGTAACCTTAAATATTACTCATATCCCTATTGTAACCTTTAAGGGATCTATATCTTATGATTCTAAAGGCGATACTGAATATGTAGGTCTAGTACATAAGGTAATTGATTCGCAGAGAATTATTAACTATGCTGAATCACAGCTTGTAGAAAGATTATCTAATGCCCCTGTACCTGTAATGACCATCCCGTCTGAAGGGATTGACGGTAATATTGACCAGTATAAAAATATTAATAAGCGACTTAATCCTGTAATTGTAACCAAGCAATATACTAAGGATGGAAAGGAAATTAGAGAACCTAAACGTGTCGATAATACTTTCCCTACATCTGATATAGGTGCTATCCTTGGTCAACAGAAAGCTATCATGACTGAAGTGTCTGGTATGCCTTTGACTGGATTGATTGACGCACAGGAACAGGAAACGGCTACATCTATTCTTCTTAGAAGTAAGAGTGTTGCAAATAATATTTCTCACTTTACTAGCCACGCTAAAACCAGTATGAAATTCCTTGGAATTCTTCTATTAGAATTCTATAAGATATTAAATACTGATCCTGCGTTGGATACTTCTTTGGTCGTAACTAACGTAACTGAAGGCCCTGAAGATATCTTTAATGCTGATGAAGCTAAATCTAAATTAATTGCTATAGCTAATTTCCTACCGCCGGAAGCTAAAAGCGTAATTGCTTATAATCTATGCCAGTTAGATATTAACCCTGATGTTAAGAAAGTTGGTGAAATGATTAAGCAACTTCTACCGCCACAAGCCTTAAGCGATAACGGACAGGCTATGATGCTCCAGCAGCAGATTCAAATGATGCAGGAAAAATTCAAAGAAGCTATGCTTGCAAAGGATAAGCAGATTAATGATCTTAACCAGCAGGTATTAAGCTTACAGCTTAGAAGTAATTCTGATGTAGCTATACAGCGTATGAAGTCTACTACTGAACTGGCTAAGGCTGAAATGGATATTCAAGCTGATAGTCAAAAGCAGCAGTTAGATATTGCAGCTAAAGCTAATCTTGAAAATGCAAAGCTTGCAGCCCAGGCTCAACGTGATAGGGAAAAGCTTATTGCAGACGCTATGAAGTTGCAGTCTAGTGAAAATAATTTCTATAATCAATTCATGTAATTTAAATCCTTATACCTAAATTTGGTATAAGGATTTATAACTAATTCATTGAATATAAGAATATATTCCCGATAGACACGGCATTGTCAATATGAGAGGTAAACTACCATGATTGATCGTTTAGATGAGATCATCGATTCTATGGGTAATGAGTCTGAAAATACAGAACAGCCCACGTCCACTCCTGACACGACGGCTTCTACAGAGTCTAACACTTCGACGGAAGTACAGTCTACTGAAGATAACCCTAGTGTAGAACAGAACACTAATACACAGCCTTCTAACGCTACTGAAGAACAGGCTAGCAATTCTTCTACAGCTACTGAAGCTCAACCTAGTGCTACTGAAACCCCTAAACAGGAAGGGTCTAACAACCGGAACAAAAATAAGTACACACATGAAGAACAAGTCGCTTATGCATTCAATAAGCTTAACTCTAAGTTCTCTCGTACTAAGAAAGATCTTGCAGAAGCTCTTAAGCAGATCGAAGAACTTAAGAAAGCTCAAGCCGCAAGACCCCCGGTAAATGAATCTAAAGCTCTTGGACCTGAATCTTTTTCATCCCAAGAAGAATACTTTAAGTATATTGCTAACCAGTCCATCATTGAACAGCTCCAGAAAGCTGCTGAACAGAAAAGATCTAATGATGCGCAGTCGCAAGCTCTTAAGGAATCGCAGGATAGGTTTAATTCTAAAGCCTTGGAAATTTATAATACCCCAGAAGCTATTGAAGAATACAATACTGTCGTGGGGAAAGCTATAAATGAAGATGGCTTGGCTGATACAATTTCTAATGATCCTGTCATTCATGATTTCCTTAATTCTTCTAACATCGCACCTAGACTTGTATATCACTTCGCAGCTATTCCAGAAGATCTAGAACGCATTACAGCTATTAAGGATCCGACTGATAAACGATTTGCTTTGAATATTCTACAGCATAAGATTCAAACTGTATTCTCTAACATGGCTAAACAAGCTGCACCTAACTCGCAGCCTAATAGCCAACCTGCATCTAATAATTCTCAACCGTCCTCTGTACCTATCGTTGGAAAGGCTGGCACGGGTGGGGCTAGTAGCGCAGGCACAACTGAACTATCCATGGACGACGTAATGGCTAATTTACGGAGTCACATCTATTAGGAGGCCTTACAATGGCTGCATCTAATCTCGCTGGTCCAGGCGCTGGACTGACCAATCTCAAACTCAAGTACTTTGCTGCGGCTGTGCTTGACTCTCTCCCGTATATCCGTCTCTCTCGCTCTTACTTCAAGGATGATGTTAAGGGTAAGAAAGCTGGTATGACCTATAAGTTCTATGTACCTGATCCGGGTATTGCTGAAGCAGGTACTGCTGACCTTAATGTCGCTGGCATGAATGGTGATGTGTGGGAACTCCCCGTGTCTATCACTCTCGTTGAAGGTAAGACCAAGGTCAACCTTAACGACTGGAATAAACTCACTGCTATCGAAGACTTCGTACGCGATATTGCAGAACCTCATGGTCGCACTCTCGGTGCTTCTATCGAAAAGAAGATCATCGAACAGAACGTGTTCCGTGCTGACTCCGCTATCGTTGACAAGTCCGGCACTCCTTCTACCAAGGTCTTCGCTCTCCTCGCTGGTAAGCTTCGTGCTATTCGTGCGGCTGGTACTAAGGTCGGCTTTGCTCACCCGGACGTGTTCGCTGCTCTCGGCGATGCATTGCTCGGTAAGTTCCTGCCGTCTGAAGTTATGAAGAAGATCTATGGCGACACGGTTATTGCTCATGCTTTCGGTTCTGAATGGATTGAAGAAAACTACATGCCGTTCGTTACCTTCGCTGGCACTGAAACGATCACTGCTGTCAACTTCTCTACTGGTGTGGTTACTGGTACTGGCTTGTTCAATGGCTTGCCGTTCACTGTCACTGGTGGCGATGGCAATAAGGTTAAGACCGTTGACCTTAACGGTATCCAGACCAATGAAGACTTCGTGTTCATTGTTACGGACGTTAACGCTGCCGGAACTTCTGGTAAGCTCCAGATCGACGCTGAAGCTCTCCGCTTTATGAATGGTCCGACTAGCGACACCGTTGCTACGATTAAGGATTACTCTAACCCGACCATTGGTTATAAGCGTTATGCTTCTGATGGCACGGACTACCTTGGCACGCTCGGTTCTTCTTCTGGCAACTTTAGTGTTACCATGCTCTTCAATGCAGATGGTGTAACTTCTAATGCTGCTGGTACCTATGCAATCGTGCAGGTCCGCGACCGCGACGCTCTCGAATTCGACTCTTACGAATTCCCGGACGTTGAAGGTGCTAAGAACGGTAAGATGAAGGCTGCTGAAATCAACGTCCAGACAGCTGAACAGGGCAACATCGCTGACCGTACGTCTATCATGCGTGTTGACGTGCCGTACATGGCTAAGCTCGTTCTTACGAAGCTTGCTCGTGTGGCCTACATCAAGGTTGCTTAACATAAAAATGTAAATCCTCTAATACCTCGGAGGTGAATAAATCCTATACTCTTCGGAGTATAGGATTTATATTTAACTCAATCATTGAATATAAACACGGAGACAATATGGCTCAATTAATTACTACTGTAAAAGACTTACTTACATCTGCATATAGATATGCAGGGGTACTCGGAGAAGGCGCAGACCTCTCTGGTGATAGAACCACTATGGGTCTACATATATTGAATCAATTAATTACTCAAGCTAACATGGAAGTATTTATCCCGTTTGCTCAAGTAATTAAAGATCTTCCTAGTGGATATAATCTATACATATTATCTGACGATGAAGAATTCTTAAATGAAAATATTATCCCGGCAGAATTATCTACATGGGGTCATGGTATAATTATTGAAGCCATTCAACCAAAGATTATTAACTCTGTAGGATATAAAACTGGCATTCAATATACCGCCCTAAAGCGTATAGGCACGGCTGAAATGATGCGTTATACTTTACCTGTATCTAGTGCACCTAACTTCTATGCCTATGAAGAATGGTCTAGCTTTACAGCTCTTCTATTAGACCGTCCTACTGCTTTCCCATTAAGAGTTACTTATTCTAAGAATATAGAGTTGGCTAACTATGATGATAAGCTTAATATGCCTATGCAGTATGTTGAATATTTAATGTATGGATTGGCATATAGACTTGCAATTAAATACCAGCAGCCTTTGGAAAGTATTTCCGGGATTAAATCCTTATTTGATGCTGCACATGAATCCATTGTAAGCATTAATAAGAACGATCAGACTATAACTTGGGGTGATCTTCCTAATGGAACTAACGGTTGGTTCGGGGAAATCTACGCACCACATAACTGGTAAGAGGTACTAATGCCAAACGGAGTTTTAAAACCAGATTTCATTGGGGGTTCTTATCAACTAGACGTGTTAATGGCTAGCCCTGAACTCTCGGAAAATATGTATGTAGAAGCTATAGGATCTAAAGATGCTTCATCCTATACAAATAAGATTCTTAGATCCATCGACGGAAATAAAGCTGTATTAACTTTCCCTGAAGGGGTTATAGGATGCCGTGGCCTTACTACTGTAGGTGCAGGACCTGATTATGCCCCAGATATGTATGCAGTATTTAATGATACCTTATATAGAATCAATGCAGACTTATCTAAAATTGCTGTAGGAAAGATAGGTGCGACTAATACACCAGTTAGATTTACGGAGTCTGGTGGTGTAAATTCTCATTTGTGTTTAGTTAACGGACAGAGAGAAATGCGCGTATGTTCTGTACATGCATTAGATGAGGAAGTTGCAGATACATTTGATTCTATACCGCTACCTAAAAACCCTTATGATACTAGAAACCAAGATTATGACGACCTAGATGATGGGATATCTATTAATGCCACTCATATTATTACTATGGGCGAACGTGTTATAGTTAATGATTCTGAAAGTGGATTCATATTCTTATCTAGACCGGGTGCGTTCCAAGGTGGTACTTATAAGGCATTTGAAACTACAACTGAAATAGATTCTTATGGCGATGAAGTCCTAAAGATTGTATATGAAGCTGATGGTGTAACGCCTAAGTATAAGACTGTAACGGACGCTTCATGGGGATGGAAAGATAGATTTGGTCGATATCAATTCCAGCATGTAATGTCCGCTAATGGCGATGTAGTTAAGGCTATTGAAACTATTAACGCACAAGAACTATGGGTGTTCGGAAATAAATCTTTCGATATATGGGGCTTAAGCTCTGATGAAGAAGGTAATTATTCTTTAACTAGAACTGGTATGGGTACAAACATCGGTATATCCGCACCTCAATCCTTGGCCAAGATTCAAAATAAAATCTGCTGGTTAGGATCTGGTGGCGACGGTGATAATGCTGTATGGGCTGCAACTCAATCTGCTCAACCGCAAAGAATATCTACTCCGGCATTAGAAAGATATATTGCTAAAGTTAAATCCACTGATGCTTTTGGCTTTGCATATAATTATAGTGGACATGCATTCTATGTATTAAGCTTGCCTACTGCAAATAGAACTTTCTGTTATGATTTTACAACTGGTATGTGGCATAATAGAAGTACAAGGGATGCTAATACAAATACCTTAGAAATGTGGTATCCATCTTTCGCCTGTAACTTTAACGGTGAAGTTTATTTTGGTACATATAAAGCTAATGCATTAGTGGTGATGGATCAAAATAAACACACTGAATGGGATGGTCGAAGGATTAGACGCCTTAGAAGAAGCCCTGTAATTGTAAGTGATATGTCTAATATTATTGTAGATATGTTTAGAATTGAATGTGGCACTGGTTTAACTACAGAGCTACAACCTACTGAACCTATCGGAAATAATATGGAGCGTACTAAACAAGGATTCAACCCTAAAGTATCTATGCGGTATTCATATGACGGTGGAAATACATGGAGCTTCTATGGAGAAAGCACTCTAGGAAGAGCCGGACAGTATAACGCCCAGTGTGAATATTATGGATTAGGGATGGGTAGACTCTTTGTTATAGAAGTATCTTGTGATGACCCTGTAGATTTTGTAATTACAACTGCAAAGATTAAGGCTAGAAATACAAGGAGCTTCTAATATGAATGCAAAAGATTATCAACAACCTATTAGTGTACAATTAGGAGGGGTGCAGAATAATAACACCCCTTCTAATGTATCTACTGTAACGGTTAATGCCGTACAGAGTTGTAAGGATATTACTAACTTTTCTATATTCAATGCATTAAACGCAGTTGAAGGATCATGGGGAAATTACTCCGCACCTTCTATTAATGTAACTTATATAGGAAAACTTTGTATATGGAATAAGATTGGATCTGGGTCGCAGACCTTTGATATTCCAATTTGTAAGTCTTATGATTATATGGCTATGATTCTTACTACTACTTCATGTAAGGGTATTATAGTTAAACAAGGCTTACAGCAACTTTCTATAGATATGCCTGATGATGTTGCATGGCAGGTCTCTGGATGTTTCACTCTAATTTCAAAGGACTAACACATTATGGTTCCAGCTCTAATTGTAGGTGGTGCTCTCGCCGCCGCTAGTATTGCTAACAATATGTATAATGCCAGCCAGCAGGAGAAGGCTGCAAAGCGTGCTGAAGAAGGCGCTTTGATGGCTGCTGGTAGCGTGGCTGATGCTTGGGGTAATACTAAGAAATCTTATGATGAAAATAAAGGCTATATAGATAAATTCGGAAATAAGATTACAGATCTATATGGTGATGAAGCAGCTGTAAAAGAATATGCTACTAAGTATAAAGACCTATTATCGCAGGATATGTCTGACGCGATTTATAATCCTACTGATTTTAATTATCAGGGATCTATCGAACAATTCTACGATAAAGGTTGGAAGCTTAATAACCAGATGCAGCTTGATGCATTAGAAAATAGTGCATCTAATGCTGGTAATCTTTATTCGTCCGGCTTAATTAACCAGATGTCTACAACCGCTTCTGCAAACGCTGAAAAGGCTTATAAGGACGCTCTTGAAGCCTATATGAAAGATAAGCAGATCGAAGCAGATATTTGGGGAACTGAAGAAGGCAATAAGCAAGCCGCAGCTAAGCAGTATCTTGATCTTTATAGAGGTCAGCTTGATGCTTATGGTAAGTATATGGGCGATGCAATGGGAGCTTGGGGTGATTATACTTCTGCACTCATTAACAACAACAATTCTAAGGCTAATACTTACGCTAACTATGTTGGTAACTACACTAACCTTCTTGCAAATGCTGGCGGAGCTTCTGGTCAGCCTCTCAATTACTAAGGAGTTATACAATGGCTATTACTATTAATCCTACTAATATTAATCCTAACGTTGGCGACGTATATGCTATGCGTTATAAAACTGAAATGGCTAAACTAGAACCTTGGATGAAGGCTCGTACACAGGCTATTAAAGATATTGGTGATGTAGCTAAGATTGCCTTCATGGGTAAATGGGGCGCAGCAAGCGATGCAGTAAATCCTTACGACCAGTTCGATATGGATGATGGAACGATCGATGAATATGATACTAACATGGTATCTAGTGGAATTGATCCTAAGCTATTTAATGCTATGAACCGCTATAATGAAGCCACGTCTAATTATAGATCTATGTTTGGAAATGAAGACCTATGGGGAGATTAACCTATGGCTGTAGATACAATCAATCTTAATGAAGAACAAAAACGAATGGCTGAAGCTAATGATAAAGCCCGTAAGGATAAAGAACAAGCCTTGCTTATAGCTCAAGCTAAGAAGATGCAGAGTCTTCTAAGTGAGATGGGTTATAATGAAGATTCTATTAAAGCATTTATGGATAGAAATGAATTCAATTCTGCATGGAATGCTAATAATAAAGAACTTAAACCTAAGCCAGAAGATACCCCGGAATCATTAGAATATTATGGTCAACCGGCTGATAGTTCTTTTAATCATATTAACCCTATATATAAAGAAGCCGGACAAGCTGGTTATGCATATAATAAGGATAGAGGCCCTACAGCTAATGGTCCTATTCCGCCGGGTTATAAAGGTAAGCTATCTACTCCGCCACATTATTACAATGTAGATATCGGAGAAAAACCAGTGGAAAAAACCTTTGCATCTAATTATCCATTTAGAAATGATTTGGATAAAAAGCCAGAAGAAGTTCCAGCTGATAATACAAAGGCTGTACCTGAAAACTGGTGGCTGAAGCAACTTACTCCAGAAGTTAATTCTGCTTTAGAAGCTATTGCAAAGCGTGATCCTGAAGCTATGATGCTCCCTGAAGTGAGAGAGCTATTGCAGCGCAGCCGTGATGGATATAATAAACAGATTGGTATTGCAGCTGTAGCTCCGTGGACTAATAATCCTGAACAGACTATGACTCTCGCAAATTTCTTTAGGGAACAGGGCGACAAGAACCTTATGGATGCAGCTGATAATCTAGAAAAAATTAGAACTAGACAGTTAGATGCAACTAAGGCTATGGCTGATGACCTTACTAGACAGAAGGGTAATCTTGCAGGACTCGGAAGTTCCGTTCTTAATATGCAAGGACAAGGCTTAATGAGCCTCCCGGCTGTATATGAAGGTGCTCGTGAAGCTATGACTGAAGCAAATAGGGTTCATGAAACTGGTGATGCAAGACTTAAGTCCGCACAAGCTTCTTTAAATAGTTTTCTTGGTTCTTCTATTGATGCTATGCTTAAGACTGATAAGAAGAATAAGGCTGCAGGTATACAGAAGCTACAGGAAATTAATGACCTAGTAAATTCTAATGGTACTTCTGAATCGGCATGGTATGATACAGTCGATCCTGAAACTAATGAAAAGAAAGTAGGGTTGATTTCTAAGCTTAATGAACTTAAACCTTATCTTAACCAGAACTCTCAAGCAGATCTTACTAAAAGAATTGATGCTATGAATGAAGATCTGGCGGCATATAAAGCTGCTATGGCAACAGAGAAGCAGCATAGGGCAACTGCATTTAACGCAGAGATGCGTGGCAACCAGGTATTTAATACCCTTGCAAATGTAGGACAGTCCTTTAAAATGCCGTTGACGGAGATTAGTCCTATTAGTTCTGAAGTAGGTGAATTAGAAGAAGCCTATGGAAAGTCTAACCAGAATGATTATAAGAATAATGGTTATAATTCTGGTAATGAACAATTTGAGCTTCATGGTGATAATAAAATTATTAAGAAGAATGGTGGAAATAATGGTGGGCCACCGCCTGTACCTAAAGGAAATAAGGCTGAAGCATCCTATAAGCGTGGTATAGATGTTCTTAATAGATATAGATCCGCTAGACTTGCAGCGGCTAATGTTCAAGCTGCATTGCAAGAAGGAAATACTACTGAAGCCGCTTTAACTAGGGCTAATGCTGAACTGGAAAAGAGAGCTTTAGAAGCTAAAAATCTTATTACTGGTTTGGCTACACAGGCTTATGGTGGTAATGATACTGCATATGTTGTACTTGGAGCATTAAGATCTTCGCCGTTTGGCCCAGAAGTAATGGAGCTAGGTAAGCTTTATACAGGACAGATTACTACTGGTGTTGGTAAATTCAACCAGAAGAATGATATCCTAGATAAGCAAAATGCAGAAATTCAAAAGTACCTTAGAGAATTAAATTTAGGGCTTTAAATTTATATATCCATATGTGTAAAGCATATGGATATATATCTTCTAAACTCATTCATTGAATATAAATTTAAGGAGACGATATGGCTACTCAAGATAAAACAGCCGTAAAGCTTATAAGCCCGTTTGAGTTTTCTAATGCTCAAAGACAAGGGTCTGGTATCCCATATAGCGAACTTGTAAAAGCTTATCTTGATGTATATCCTGAAAGACGAGAAGCGTTTGGAAAGAAATCTTCTCTTGGTCAGGCTATGGAATTGATGGATAATCTTAATCCTGATGCTGAAGATGTTCAAACTAGTAATAAGATGGCTTCTAAAGCATTGTATAATATTCATAGACTTCCTGCTGGATATACTGATAGACGTGATGCTCTTCCATTGTCCGCTGATATAACGAATGATTCTTTATATGCCGGGGCGGAACCTGTAAATCCTGAAATTAGATATAATCCATTTGATTATAAAGCTGTACTTAGAAATACAGCTAATGAGCTAGCATCCAGAATTGGTCAACTAAAATCTATGACCAAGCCTGAAGTAACGCTTCAAAAGCTTAAGGAAAAGTCTGGCAAGGATTATATTAGTGATAAGGACTTCTTAGAAGGTAATGATCCTTATTCAAAGGCACCTGATTATAATATTGTAGATACTGTAGCCCTACAGGAAACTCCGCAGCGTAAGCATATGTATGATGTAACTAGGGATTCTACAATTTATAATTTCCCCGGAAACATTGTAAGTCCTGAAGATAGTACTAAAGCAGTTGAAAGAGCTAAAGCAAAGAAAGAATATCAAGAAGGTTTTCATCCTATTGATATAGGCCTAAAGTTTACTCCGCTTAGTCCTATTGCCGTTGCAGCGGAAAATGGTGAACCGTTATCTAGAGGGTTGGCTGGTGCAGGTACATCTATTGCAGGTGCAGTAGGTGGGGTTCTTGCCTCTCCGTTTATTACACCAGTGGGTGGTGCGGCTCTCGCAGGTGCGTCTAATGCCCTTGGCGATGAAATAGCTCGTGGGGAAAGACCAGATGAACTTTCTACATTCGAAACAACCTCTTCATATGGTATACCTACTCTTGTAGGTGGTGGAATGGGTGCCGCCGGTGGTGCAGTAGGAAATAAAGTTTCTAAATATCTTAAGGATAAAAAGCTTAAAGGATTAGAAGCCGAATCTAAAGCTGCCGAAGATGCATATCAAATTGCTAAGCAAGATTATAAGAATGCAAATCAATATATGTATAAGGGTATGCCTTATGATCCTACAAAGCTTGGTAAGACCGCTGAAGAAGAAGCCGCAGAAGAATCTACATCTAAAGTAATGGCACTTATTAAGCAGGGTAAGTTTAATGAATTAGATCCTGTAGATATCGATAATCTAATTCTTAACCCAGACCGTGCAGAAGCTATATCTAATGCCCTTGCTTTACAAAAAGAATCATTTGCAAATGAAGACGCAAGACTTGCTCTTTTACAGAAGTTAAATTCTGATCCTAGATTTATTAGAAAAGTAAATCAAGTTTTAGAAACTGAAGGTGTTGATCCTGCATATACTGAATATGGATCTGATGATCTTGTTAAGATGGCTAGAGGTGAAGCTAGACAGGATCTTAATAACACTACTGATCTTAATAATGAAATTGCATCTTTGGTTAATCCTGATAATGCTGAAAGGTATTATTATAACCCTTCTGCACAAGACATTGCAGCTTCTAAGCTTGTATACTCTGAAGCTAATTTGCCTAAGACCGCAGACCAAGTTATCTTTAATAAGTCTGGTTATGACCAGTGGGGTAAAGCCCCTGTAACTGGTACTGATATGCCTTATAGAGCTAGAGGGCTATGGGATAACGGAAAGGGTTTATTGATTAAAGAAGTTAATGCATCTATGCCTAATGCAGATGACGCAGTAAAGTCTAAAGTAATTAATCCTTTCATTAGTCAATATATAGACCATCGTACTGCACCAGGAATTTCCTTTGGAAGAGGTGCGCAGATACAGGCACAGTCCTATGTTGAAGAAGCTGCTGAAGGTATTCTAGATAGGACTATAAAAGATGCTGATGGACTTAATAGAGTATTTGATGAATATAAAAAGTGGCGACTCCCGGCTGTACATACTCAGGCTGATGAAGATGCAATAAAGAGAGAGTTCGTAGCTAATATTAAGATAGCATTAAATAAACCGGGTGCTGGATATGCATACAAAGATCCTTCTACTATGTCTACAAATGATATAGCTAATAGAGGTAAAGATGTATTAAGAGCCATTAGAAATCCTGCTACATCTGAACTTCATAGTAGCGATCCTTATGGAAGATTATCTTTTAACCAGTTAAGGACTATGTATGATCCTAATAGATCGCCTGAAAATTTCTTAGATGATATTGCTACAATGCTTGACCATAATAATATTAGACTTCGTGCTGGTGAGATTCAAGGTGACCCTGCATTTGGTTGGGCTGGTGGCTTTGAAAGACCGTCTAAAGAAGCTATAGGTGCATTTACTGGTCGTAAAGATAAGAACCGTTTTAGGTATACTATTCAACCTGCCTTAGAAGAAGTAATGAGAACTAATCCTACTGCAACTAAAGCTGCTGTAATTGAAAAGGGTAAAGCCGCAGATATTGCAGAAGATAAAGCTAAGAAAGCTAGAGAGATAGTAAATATCTTTAGGGATTCTAGACCGAAGAATGTAGCAACTTATAGTACACCTGTTATTGTATCTCCATTTATTAATACATATGAAAGTGGGTCATTCATAAATAATCCATATGGTTTATCTAATACTGAAGAAGCTACTCGTAAAGAAGAAAGAGGTGTAGATAAGACTAATGAATTAAAATATAATGCTTTGAATATGATACCATTGATTAATAAAGCTTATAAACCAAAGGCATCTGAAGCAAAGTATAGAGGCAACTTTATGCCATTTAATTATCAATACCAAGATAAATATAAGAAGAAGCCTCAATAACAAATAACTTATAGCCCTATACCTTAATGGTATAGGGTTAAACTTACTCATTGAATATATATTCTAGGAGATCCTATGATTACTGATTTACAAGTATATACCCTTCATGATGCTCTCCCTACCTTTCTAGATACAAATGGAAAGCCGGTTATAGGGAGAATAATCTTCTATGAAGCAGATGGTACAACCTTTAAGGCGATTTATTCCGACCAGAATTATAATGTAGAGCTACCTAACCCGTTGCTTACTAATCTAGCCGGACAGCCTGAAGCTCAACCGTTCCTTAAGAACGGAGTATATAGGGTTGTAGTAGAAAAATTCATCGGCAATAATCTAGCTGATATGGCTGATTATCAATATGAAAGATTAGATCCTGAACACCTTGGCGAAGTAAGCCACTGGGAATTTGATAAAGAATTTGTAATCGACTCTGGAAGAATCGATGAAGAACAGACCACGCAAGCTTATATTGCAACGGTTGAAACGATTGCTGAACTTAGACAGTTATCTTTTAATGAATATAAGTATGCTACTGTAATCGATTATGATGAAAATATAAAGGGCATTACACCTAGAACTTATGTATGGAACGCTAATAGTTCTAGAAATGAAGACTATGGTGCGACGATTATATCTAGCCTTAGTGATGTAGGACGATGGGAACTTCTAGAATCCGCTACATTAGATTCTACTACATTTGGTGTAAGTCCTTATACTGATATGGGTGTGCTTCAATCTAGATTGAACGGTCTAGCAAATTATACTATGTCTAATTATAGAAAGGCACAGATGATTTACTGGAAACCGGGTGTATATCGATTAGATAACGGCGCAAATATTTCCATTGGTATTCCTGTAACGTGTTATGGACAGCTTAAGTTTATGACACCTAATGGTCTATCTAGAATTTCTTTCCAAGGTGGTATAGAATATCCTAGAAAGTCCGCGCTTGTAGATGAAAATACCACGCTTGTAATTAGACAAGATGTTGTACATTCTAGTTGGTTTACACCTACACCTAACCATAATCTAACCTTTGATGGTAATACCGCTTTATTTAATACCATCATTGCAGACAATGTTGTACATCCTAGACAGACATTTAGAAATCTTAATGTACAAGTTGAAGATCCTACGCAGGTTGTAATTGCTAATAACTGTAATATACAGCTTAATACTAACCTTACATCTAACGGTAGCGTGTTTTCTAACTGTAGGTTTGACCAAGGCGTGGGTAAGTTTGTAGGTGAACCTGTATCTATAAATGGTACGACTACAATTTATCCTTGGATGTTTGCTAATAACTATAATGTATATGCAATTAATCTTGGTCAGGATGTTACATATAGCGTTGAAGACTGGGGCGCACAAAGATATGCAGACCTTAAGCTCAATCAAGATAAACACCTGATAGGTAATCTTAATGAAGGCACTATTGATATTACATTTAGATATCCAAGCGATGATGCATCCGACGTCTATGTAATTGAAAATGGTATGGGTACTATTGACTTAGATAGTAAGTATATTAACCTAGAGCTTCATAACTTCTCTGGTACCATTAAGAATGTAAGATATCCTAGCACCTTAAACCTTATCGATTGTTGGGTTAATATTGAAGGCGATGGTGTAGATACTTTGGCTCTCCGTCGTGGATCTATATCTAAAGCTTCTGGTGGTATAGCTATACAATCTGCATTGTTAGTTGAAAATGGTGATATAAATTTAGAGCTTGGTACAATGACTGCATCTTCTGTAGTGATTAGAAATTCTAGAATTTATAAATCCATTATAGCAAATTCCATAGAGCTTAGAGATAATTCTATCTATGCAATTATCGCTGCAAAGAATGTAGAACTTACACACAACCAGATCTATGCTACAATCGACCAGTCTGATATTGAAGGTGTAATTACCGTTAATTGTACTGGTAATATGTTCCATCTAGATTCTGGTAATAATCCTGCAAGACATTATATCCATTCATTTACTCCTAATGCAGTTGTAAATGGTATGTGGGCAAATAATGGATCCAGTTATGATACAATCCACTGGATTAGAATCGACCGTACTAACCTTAAGCTGCAAGATAATGATCATCATTATAGCTATATGAATAATGCAGAACCATTCTTGCAGAAGTATAGTGGAAGAAATCATCCTATGCGATTCCCGTTATATTCTGGATCTAGGTTTTCTGGTCGTGGTGTATTTGCAACTACTAGTATGCCTTTCTCTTTCATCAATAGATTGACTAAGGAAATCTTTGTTGTACCTAGAAGTATATACTGGAAATGCTTTACAGTTGGTCGTGGCTATTTAGCTAGAAGCGGTACAATTCGTTGTAGCTGGAGTCAAGGTATTTTTGAAGACGACTACGTTGAACACCACACTGGCGATATTACTGGTATATATACATGGGGTAGTAGCCTTGTGGTATCAAACCAGTATGTTAATAACGGTCAAAGAACTGGATATGGCATGATGGTATCTCGTGATGCAGACGGAGAAGCTGAATATAATGTAAGCTTTGAAGCGGAAAATGCAGATCATACTACATCTGAATTTAGTAATGGTGTATTGATAGGCTACATCGACAGAGACCCTTATGATGGATGGAACGAAAACTTCGCAGTCTATCCTGCAAGTCCTATGAGCACATTTAATATCTTCGTTTATATGGACAATAATTTTATATCTGGAGTAACTACTCCTATGAATTACGATAATGTCTAATTAAAATTCCCTATGTTTATCATAGGGAATTTTTATCAAAACTCATTCATTGAATATTCAAACGGAGACATATATGGCTTTAACTCAATCTTATCCAAGCGCATATTGGCAGCAGTTCTTTGATGAAGATGGAAATCCTTTATCTAACGGCTCGATAAAGACTTATTATGCCAGCGATCATTCTATGCCTGTACAGACATATACATATCCTGGTAGTGGGATTAAGCATCCTACAATTATAATGCTTGATGCAGCTGGTCGTTGTACCTTTGCATTAGAAGCTGGTATAGCTTATTACATCGAAGTCTATGATAGGGATAATAACCTTAAGGGTACATTTGATAATGTAACCGCCGGAGGTGGCGAAGGCGGAGTTGTACCAGTAGGCGATAATGAAATTGTATATGTATCTACGGAAGATACATATTCTACAATTACGCAGATTATAAATAGCGGAAAGCTTCCTGTATTAAAAATAGGAAACGATGAATGGATCTTTGCTCAATCTGCAATCAACCAAGCTATTCCATCTGAAGAAACAGAAGATATTATTCGTCGCTATAGCTATATATTTACTCGTGGCCCTCACGGTGTGATTGAAGAATCTATAAACGATGTAGATACAATCACTGCGGTAACTAGTGATATATATGAACTAACGCAGAATAATGCATGGATTAGACATGACCAGTTCCTTGCTACATATGATTTGTCTAAAGCAATCTATAGTGAATTTATTGACTACAAGACTGAAGTAGATAATATCTTAACTAATAAACAAGATAAACTTGTAGCTGGCGATAATATTACAATCAATGGAAATACTATTAGTGCGATTGTGCCTAATAGGGTTCAATCAGACTGGGCAGAAGCTAACACCTTAAGTCCGGCTTATATCAAAAATAAACCAGAACTCTCTGAAGCATATTTCCATGCTATAAGCTCTGTACAGGTCTATACTGGAACTGATCTTAATGCATCTTTAGCTGAAGCAGACCATAAGGGGTTTGATATATATCTAGAAGCTGGTGTCCTTAAATTTAAGAAAGGATACTATCATGTAGACGTGGATGTAAAGATTACTGGTGCGACTGTAGATGTAAACGATTATCAAGTTATCTTAAGTGGATATGGATATTCTAAGCTTAGACAGACGTATGATAATACTTATGCCCACGATGAAATCATTCATTTCTCTTATGATCTAATCGCATTGAATGATGATTATGCATTACCGTTGACGGTATCCCATTCTATTCCTAATGCAAGCGTCTATATTGAAAGCATTCAAGCCTTTGACGTTCTTGCTTGGACTGTAAATGGTTTAACAATCCCGGTGGATTCTGAATTATCTTTAGAGAGTGAAAACCCGGTACAGAATAAGGTTGTAACTGCTGCATTAAATTCTAAAGCAGATGCTAGCTCTCTTGCAACCGTGGCTACGACTGGTGATTATAATGACTTACTTAATAAGCCTAATATCCCGGCTATGCAGGTTCAAAGTGACTGGACTGAAACGGATAATACAAAGAAATCCTATATTAAGAATAAACCTGAACTTGCAACGGTAGCTATTACTGGATCTTATAATGATCTTATAGATAGACCACCAAGCCAGATTGTTGGCTTTACAACTGATGCAGAAGCAAATAGTATCATAGCTGATTTCGTATAGGAGAAATTATGGCTAACTTTAATGGCGAACATGTAACTAAACTTACTCAACTTTACAACATGCTCATGGGCTTGTGGAACAGTGCAAAGGGCTTGTTTGCTACTCAAGCGGAACTAACCCGTGTTGAGCAGTCTATTCCTGATGCTCAAGTTCAAAGCGACTGGGATGAAACTGATACTGATTCAAAGGCATATATTAAGCATAAGCCTAATATTCCTGAAATGCAGGTTCAAAGCGACTGGACGGAGACTGATACTTCTTCTAAAGCTTATATTAAACATAAGCCGGAAAATCTAGTACAGGACGCTTCTTATGTGCATACTGATAATAACTTCACTACAGCGGAAAAGAATAAATTAAGTGGTATTGAAGCTGGGGCGCAAGTTAATGTACAAGCGGACTGGAACCAGTCTAATAGTTCCGCAGATGATTATATTAAGAATAAGCCGGAGAATCTTGTACAGGATGCAGACTATGTACATACAGACAATAACTTTACTACGGCTGAAAAGTCTAAATTAGAAGGTATTGAAGCTGGTGCTGAAGTAAACGTTCAAGCAGACTGGAACCAGACTAATAGTTCCGCTGATGATTACATTAAGAACAAGCCTGAAAATTTAGTTCAAGATGCTTCTTATGTACATACAGATAATAACTTTACTACGGCTGAAAAGAATAAATTAAGTGGTATAGAAGCTGGTGCAGAAGTAAATGTACAAGCAGACTGGAGTCAAAGCGATACTACTGCAGATGATTACATTAAGAATAAACCGTCTAATGCAACTATAACTACAGATGGCTTTATGTCCGCTGCAGATAAGACGAAGCTTAATGGTATTGCAGCTGGAGCTGAAGTAAACGTTCAATCCGACTGGACACAAAATGATACCTCTGCTGATGACTATATCAAACATAAACCAGAATTGTATGGATTGATTTCCGGCACTGGTATTAATCTCGAACTTAATGAAAGTGAACAAGTGGTAATTAGTGCAAATAATGATCCACAAGTTCAATCTGACTGGACGGAAACTAATACCTCTTCTAAGGCTTATATACAGAATAAACCTAGCTTTGCTGCGGTGGCTTATACTGGTTCATATAGCTCTTTGACGGGCAAGCCTGATATTAGAAATGTTCCTGATGTAGCAAGTGCTGATAATGGAAAGGTTCTAACCGCCGAATATAGTGGTGGAGTTGGATCTTATTCTTGGCAGGTTGCTCCTATAAGCCTTCCTCCGTCTACATCTTCTGATGAAGGAAAAACTCTTGTTGTAGATTCTAATGGTGATCCATCTTGGGATATTATTCAATCTGATTGGAGCCAGTCTGATAACACTGCAAATGATTATATTAAGAATAAACCGACTAACATGCCGCTTAAAGCTGGTAATAGAATTACATTTGCTTATGTAGATGACCAGCTAGAGATCAGTGCAGCTGCCGCCTCTCAGGTTCAAGCTGACTGGAGTCAGGCAGATTCCAGTGCAATAGATTATATTAAGAATAAACCTTCTATTCCTGTTATAGGAACTATTACTTTATAAGGAGACTTTATGTCAACTACTTTTGCAAACACTATTGACAGCAATCCTATATATGCTCAACGAGCCGAGCAGGATAAAGATGGAAATAGAATTGATACCACCTATGCCAAATCATCTTCATTGGCTACGGTGGCCACTTCTGGTTCTTATGATGATCTTAGTAATAAACCTACGATCCCGGCTGCGCAGGTTCAATCTGATTATGCTCAGACTGATTCTTCGGCTGTCGATTATATTAAGAATAAGCCCACACTCTTTAGTGGAAATTATAACGATCTTACAAACAAGCCTGATCTTAGCATCTATGCAGAGTCTAGCAATCTTGCTTCTGTGGCTACTTCAGGATCGTATAATGATTTAAGTAATAAACCTACTATACCAGCTGCGCAGGTTAATGCTGACTGGAATTCTTCTTCTGGTGTAAGCGAGATTCTTAATAAGCCTAATCTTGCAACTGTAGCTACAACTGGTTCTTATAACGACCTTTCTAATACTCCGACTATACCAGATGGTGTTCCGACTGTAACATCCTCTGATAATGGAAAGGTTCTTAAGGCTACATATAGTGGTGGAGCTGGTTCTTATAGTTGGGAAACTGAAAGTGGTGGCGGCGGTGGTGGCACTCAAGTTCAGTCTAACTGGATGGAGACTGATCCTACTGCTGTAAGCTATATTCAGAATAAACCTAACCTTGCAACGGTGGCTACAAGTGGGTCTTATAATGATCTTAGTAACACACCTACTATACCGACCGTTGACCAGACTTATAATGCTTCTTCTACAAACGCTCAAAGCGGTGTTGCAGTTGCAAGTGCTATAATCGGAAAGCAAGATACTATTTCTGCAGGAAATATGATAAGTATTTCAAGTAATGCCGTCGGAGTAAGTACAACTGCAGGTATAACTGATATAGTAAAGGTTCAAGCCTTACCAGCTAACCCGGTTGCAACTGTTCTATATTTAATAGAGGAATAAATATATGGGTATTAATTTGAATGGGTCGATAGGTTCTCTCTATCTTGGTAGCACTAAGATAGTGGAGGCCTATTTAGGCTCCGTTAAAGTATTTGGGTCTAGTCAACCCGTTATAGTTTTACCTGCTAAAACGATTAGATTTAAATTTAGTAATACTAATTATCAGCCAACAACTGGTAGTGGAAGCAATAATACTTCTACAATAGGTACTTGGACAGTTGTAAATGCTTCGCAGGGTATATGGGATTGGTATTATAATAATACCAGTTGGGGAAGTGATGCTCGTAAATTTAATCTTAATAGCACTACTATAGGTGGAACAGTTGATATTCTTGCAGGAAATCTTGATGGGGTTACATCTACATTAAGACTATTCTGGGGAACAAGTGCTTTGCCTAATGATGGATTAAATACTGTATCTGGTATTTATAATACTACAAGCCTTTTAGATATGGGAAGTATGTTTGAATATTGCACTGGTATTACAAGCATAGCGTTATTTGATACCAGTAATGTTACTTCATGGTACTTTACTTTTGCACGATTAGCAAATCTTACTAGCTTACCATTATTTAATACTTCTAGTTGTGTTGATTTTAATTCAGCTCTAAAAGAATGTCACTCGTTGACGCATATACCAGCTTTAGATTTTAGTTCATGTAATGATGCAAATAATCTATTCCTAAATAGTTATATGATTGATAATGCAAAGCATTTATTTAATGAAATATGTATGTCTCCGGCTGGCTTAAATGGAAATTATAATACTAATACATTTAAACTTACTGGTAGCAATTCTGAAAATGATCAAAGAGCAAGAATACCTACTATAATTGGCGGAACTAAGGTTGGCGTATCTGCTGCTAGTAGTAGCGGATCTTTAGGAAGAAGTAAAGCGGTAAGTCTCGAAATACATCCTGGATATGCTATGAGCGCAAGTGTTACAAGATACACAGGAAGTACTGCATCTACTGCAACAGTTAGTATAACTAATAATACGACAGAGGATAAGATAAATATGATTAATGTAAGTGCTACTGCTAATAGATCATCTAATTCTAAATCAGTAAGTACTAATGCGTATTTAGGTTATGATTATTCTCATACGAATAATGTTAATTTTAGTTGGTCTAATTCTGCATATGCATCTGGTAATGGTTCATGGTCTTATTCTGCAACTAAATACGAATATGATCTATTAGACTAAAGAGGAAAGCATATATGAATAATTACATATCGAGAGATAACTATATGCTATTTAACAGCGGCAAGGTACTTTCCGAGCCGCTGCCTTCTATAGCACCCTATACTTTAAGATTCTTATTCTTAGATGAAGATAAGTATTATAACCCGTTGAATTATAGATTCGATTATGGTACATGGACGCAACGGTCTGATACTATATGGGATTGGACTTATAATGATCCTATATGGACTTACCCTACGAATCTTACAAACACTGATAAAAATATTCATGCTAGTATTTTTAACTGTGTTGATGGTAGATTTTGTGATCTTAGAGAAGCTAAATGTAAGATTATAGATAGTGAAACCTCTGGTGTTACAAATATGAGAGGATTATTTTCAGGTCTTTTTAAATTAGAAGGCGTTGAAAAGATCGATACAAGTAATATTACTGATGCTTCTTATATGTTTTATTTTAACGGATCTGCAGTACAAGGCCATGGTTCCGTTAGATATGTCAATTGCACTTTAGATTTTAGTAAAGTAAAATATTATAATGGAACATCTTGTCATGGTGGACTTAGATATTTATTCCATACCAGCGGCGCTGATTCTACGCAGCAATATAGACTTACAACTGCTCCTAATATAATTTGGCCTGATACTTCTGAAGTTGGAAATAATGTGGATCTTACTAACTTATTCTACAACCAAAGAAATATTACGAATAATTATGCCGGTGTAGTATATCCGACATACTGGCAGCAGATTAGTGGTGTTGGTGCTTCTTATACTGACGCTTGCTATAGATGCGGCGATCTTGGAAATCCTGCTGAATATGCAAATATTCCGGGTGATTTAAAGTGAGGTATGTATGACTGATAATCAAATATCATTCAATGGAAAAATATTACACTATGATGCAAGCTCTGAAGAATATCCTAATACAAGAATTTTACCACTTGGAAAAGGAAATACTACTATATTCGTGCCTGAAAATTCTTTAAGGTTTATATTTGGTATAGACCCTGCTACAAACGAATACTTTAATCCGCTTGGATATAGTTGGTATGCAGGAACTTGGACTCATGTATCAGGACGAGTTTGGGATTGGACCTATAATAATCCTATATGGAGTATATATGGCACATCTCCTTTTAAGGGTTCGGCATCACCATTTAATAATCTAAGCTTTGTAAAGCTTATAGGTGCTAATTGTAGTGGCGTTACTAATATGAATTATCTATTCAAGAACCTTACTACTTTAGATATAGACTATAACGATGTATATATGGATACTAGATCTGTTACGTCTATGGAAAGTATGTTTGAAAATTGCAAAAACATTCGTGGTGTACCTCTTATGGTTCTTACTAGTGTACTTAATTTTAAATATGCTTTTAAAGGTTCCAGCTTTACTAGAGATAGCCTTGTAGGATATAACCATTTAGAAACTGACTGGAAAGTGCCTTCTTCATGCGATCTTAGTAATACTTGTGATAGCTGCACAGGATTAAGTGGCGAAGGATGTAAGTTGTTATATGACATATGGAGTCCTAATCATACTGGCAATCATTCTGGATGCTTTAGAAATTGTGCGGTATATGACCCGGACCCATATTCACAAAGCTTATATCGAAACATTCCATCATCTTGGAAGTAAATGGAGGCAACATGGCAACTACAAGCGTGATGAATGCTTTAGATGAAATAGGTAAGAAAGTGGGTACTGCTGCTGCAGTGTTGGCAGCGTACCTTTTCTTTCAGGTTCAAGAACTTAACGAGAAAGTTGATAAATTAGATAAAACGACAGAATCGATTACGGAGATTAAAGCCGACATGTCAAAGATTCGTGGTCAATTAGATCTAATTATAAAATTAAACATGAAGGAGATTGAGAATGTCAATTTCAAGAAATAGCGCAGTGCTATGGAACCAAGCTCAAGGTTTACAAGTTGGCGAACAAGACCAAGCTAGAGCTAATATTGATGCAGCTAAGAATGCTACGGCTACTCAATCCTCTAATGGTTTAATGTCCGCAGCAGATAAAACCAAGTTAGATGGTATTGCAGAAGGCGCAGGAGCTAATGTACAATCAGACTGGACGCAGACTAATTCTTCTGCAGCTGATTACATTAAGAATAAACCTGGTAATGCCACGCAGTCTACTGATGGCTTTATGTCCGCAGCTGATAAGACTAAATTAGACGGTATTCAATCTGGCGCAGAAGTAAATGTACAAGCTGATTGGAACCAGTCTAATTCAAGTGCTGATGATTACATAAAGAATAAACCGTCTAATCTTGTACAAGACGCATCCTATGTACATACTGATAATAATTTCACTAACACTCTTAAAACGAAATTAGATGGTATCGAAGCAGGTGCTGAAGTAAATGTACAAGCGGACTGGAACCAGACTGATAATGCAGAAGATGATTATATAAAGAATAAACCAGAAAATTTAGTACAAGATGCTTCTTACGTTCACACGGATAACAATTTCACTAATACACTTAAGACGAAATTAGATGGAATAGCAGCTGGTGCTGAAGTAAATGTACAAAGCGATTGGAATCAATCTAATACTAGTGCGGACGATTATATAAAAAATAAGCCCTCTAACCTTGTACAAGACGCTTCTTATGTACACACAGATAATAATTTCACTAATACACTTAAGAATAAATTAGATGGTATAGCATCTGGCGCAGAAGTAAACGTTCAATCGGATTGGAACCAGACTAATACTAGTGCGGATGATTATATAAAGAATAAACCCGGTAATGCAACTTCATCTACCGCAGGATTTATGTCCGCAGCTGATAAGACTAAATTAGACGGTATTCAATCTGGCGCAGAAGCTAATGTACAAGCAGACTGGTCGCAGACTAATTCTGCATATGATGATTACATTAAGAATAAACCCGGTAATGCAACTGCATCTACTGCTGGTTTAATGTCCTCTGGAGATAAAACCAAGTTAGACGGTATTCAATCTGGTGCTGAAGCTAATGTACAATCTAACTGGACACAGACTAATACCAGTGCAGATGATTATATAAAGAATAAACCGACTGTTCCTGAATTATCATGGACGCAGACTACCCAAGGTTCTTCAACAACTTATGTTGAATCTACATTAAATATAGATCAAGATAATTTGGCTTTAAAGCTTGGGACTAATGAACTTGGAAGCCTTGTGCCTATTCCTCCGAGTGCTCCGGCTTCTGATAAATATCTAAAGCTTGTAGCAAATAATGATATCCCTATATGGGCTGATGCTCCGACAGAAGTCTTTATAGCTACATACGGACAGACTTCATTTAGTAGCATGTCTAGTGCTTTAAATGAAGGGAAACTGGTTATTCTAAGGTATAATAGTTCTGTATATGCATTACCTAGCCGTATAGCACCTACGTATATTTACTTTACTGCTACAATTATGACCGGAAATTTATTTACCGCAGGTGTAAGGCACTTTATATGTGATGATACAACTGGCTGGAGAATGAATCCGTTTAGTCTAAATGGTACAATGGATGCAAATCTTCCGTCAGTAATGACTAATAGAGTTACAACAACTCTTCAAGATTCATATGATGACTGGTTGACTATTGGAGCTATTAAGATTGGCGGTCATGGTACATCAAGTGGAAATATTCAAGTTGGTATTAAATCCTCTAGTTCTTCTATGACTAATTCTTTCGTATATGATATTGTACATAGAACATCTTCTACGAGTGAAATTGATAATAAAATAACATATGATACTATTAGCACTACTGCTAACTATCAACTCTTCTTTCAATTCACTCAATACGATGGAACGTCAACTGTAGACTGTTCATATATTATTAACCTATATGACACTACAAGTACAACACCTTCGCATTATAGAATCTACATTAGAAAGACGTTTATGAATCAAAGCACCACTTTGTTCCTAACCGGGGAACATATTTGGGGTGATGTAACATAGACATTCTATTGCATGAGAGTTATAATATTTTGGGCGGTTATAATCTTCGAGGCTATAACCGCTTTATATTTATTCTTTAAAATCTAATTCACATTAACAAGGAGAAATCTATAATGATTACCCCGTCTGAAGAAGCTAAATATGTACCGTTCCCGGCTGAAAGTATTGACAGAGCTTGCGGTGATTCTCACCAGAAGTTTACTGTCTCTGTAAGTATTTCCGGGAGTAATGTAACCGCTGTATCGCCTGAATCTAAATCAGTTGGCGAGTGGCAGTCTGCTACATTTACTCTAACGTTCGCATCTGAAAAGGACGCAGATGATATTACCGTAACTGGTGGTGATGTCTCTGGCACGACCCTCACCGTATCGAATGTTACAAAGAATACTACGGTAACTATTGCTGATAAGGTATAATTTATATATGTAACATTCTATTACGAGAATACGTACATAAATTACCTTGTAAGTTAAGTTGATTAATCTCATATACCACATGGTATATGAGATTAATTTTATTTAAAGAATTTATCATGGATGTAATTTATAGATATGCTTATAACACATCCAACTAAAACACCTATAAATATACACTTTATAACTTCATAGGGTTCCATACTAAATTCCCTTTTCGATTCTATATCTAATGAATTCATAGAAATTATGTGTGCGCTTCCATTTATCGAACAATAAACCACGTTCATATTTAGAATACTTATACAAATATTTCTTAACATCCAAAGGCACCTTCCATAAAGTTGAAAGCTTCCCGGTTTCGATATTAATCAATTTGATACAAGTTCCACGGCTCTTAGTTCTATATTCACACGCAATAGCTTCTTGGTGTTCTACCTTGTGCTTGTATGGCAATAGTTCTTTAACCTTAGCGTTAGTGGCTTTAATCATTTCCATAATTCTTTCCTTTAGGATTTGATTAGCCCACCTTCTAAATTCGATACCACGTTTACTTTTAACTCGATACCCGACAGATAGAATTACATCAAGGTTATAGTGTTCAATAGAACGCTCTACTTGACGTTTTCCTTCAGTTTGAACACACAGGAAATTCCTGTTAGTTGAATCTTGACATTCTTCTTTAAGAGCGTTAGCTACATGTTCACTTATAGTCTGCTGACTAACCCCATAAAGAATGGATAATTGCTTCTGGTTCAACCATACATCTTCAACATCAGTAAGAACAGGAAGAATAATTTTTCCATCTTCAGAAGTAAATGTAGACATGATTTCTTTTGACATAAATATACCCTTTAAATATAATCTCCTTATCCCGGATAATCTGCAGTCCAAGGGATAAGGAGATCTAATTAAACTCATTTAGACTGCAAATATTCAATATATAAGTTTATTTAGATTCGCAGTTTTATGAATTTTTAAGTGTACAAGAATGGGTGTTATTCTTTAACTTCAACCCAATCTTCAGAAAGCATGTCCGTCTGACTTGCAAGCCACGGTACACGACCTTTAGGGGCCTTAGGATTAGTCGTTTGAAGTCCTAGGGTATCGATGTAAATATATGGCTGAGTCATTTTAGAATATTCATCCGGCGTTTGAAGGCAAATAAAAATCCCGGTTCCATTCCAACCAAGTCGTTTAATCTTCTTGCCTAGCTTAAGTAGTTCTAGGGCTGCTCCGAAAGAATAGGTTTCGATTTCTGGTTCCATAATATTATTCCTTTTAAATTGAGTTGATTGAAAGGGGAACTTCACCCCAAGAATTATAACCTTTCTTAATAGCTTCAGCGCACTGCAAGAATTCAATGCAAGAAGCTTGGATTTGTAATAGAATATCTACTTCAGCTTTAGGGTCCTTAGATATAATATCTTTCAAAGATTCATCTAATTCAGACTTAAAAGCTGTCACTGATACAATAGCACTATCTAGGTTTTTCATTATTTACCTCTTTAGAATTCGATTCACTAGAATCATTCGTGGTAATAATCTTTAATACTTTTTCATAAATAGTATCTAATTCTTTTTCGCTAATCATTTTATTTCCTCTGTTTAAGTTCTTCACACGCATTTAGATTCATGCGGTCATAGAATTTTCTTGTCATTAATTTTGAAAAGATTAATTTGTACATTAGATCCGTGTTACATACAACTGGTCTATGTTCATATATAGTACATTCATTATTACTATTAAGAAACACACAAGTTCCATCGCCACGGTCTAATGATTTCCCTGCGGGATTTCTATTTACATGCTTGCAGCATAAGCCAGAGCAACCACTACAATCTATCGGCATCACCACCTCTCCAATATTCTTCAGCAAAATGCTTCCATGCTTCTCGTTCAAATTGAATTTCTCTATAAGCATAAGCCATCATCATATATAATACTTCAATCTTTACCTTTATATGCTCATGAGCCTTTGTACCAAAGAACGGATAAGTCTTGGCATTAATCTTATTATGCTTGTATGTACAAGCTTTATCTATAGCCTTTCTTAACTGGTCTGCAAGATATAGTTCATCATCAGTATAACCGTGGAAAGACTTTACCGCAGTAGCAAATGTACTTATATCGTTAATATCTAATCCACATACATGGAATTCAGATGGATCTATTCTTTGCTTTTCTGGTTCTCTTTCGTTGCACATAAATTACCTTTGAAGAAATGAAATCATATATAGATATAACTATAAGTCCTATTATAGCAATAAATAAGGATAAATAACCATCAGCTTTAATGTACCATTTATTCATTTAATTTTACTCCTATGAATTCCATATCAGATGGAACTAAATTTCCGTTATCTAATACTACAAGGATCTTATAATGCTTTCTAAATGCTGCTACCTTAAATACGGAACATACGTTCTTCGGAGTCATATCTTTAATAATCTTTCTTAATTCCTTAGACGGGATCTTACATTCCCATACAATTGGATTTCCATCTAACGCCTTAAATCTATTAGAACGCTTAATAGTTCCATCCATATAAAGATTGTATAACAAGCAATGAAAGAATGACTTAAATATCTTTCCATCTTTAGCTTTATATTCTTTATCGGATAAAGGATTCTCCTTATATGTATCGAAGAAGAAATCGCTTTTAGATTTTTTAATTGTAGCCTTCAAACACTTAGGCATAATAATTTACTCCGAGCTTATGGTTATTAAATGCATCTAGAATCTCTTGGCTATTATCAACACAATCAGCAACAAGATCACTTAGGTCATTATCAGATAAAGCTATATTATACTTTACAAGATGTTCATGAACGATTTCCCTAAAGCGTTTAAGGTTATTAGGCTTACGCATGAAAGATTCTTCATTAAAGCACTTCCAAGCATAATCATTTTCAGGAAGAATAAAGTATACTACATCTTCTAGCGTCACCGGGTCGTCCTGTACTTCGTCCTCTTCCTTTGCAACAGGAATTACTTCTTCGACCTTCTCCACAACGGACTTTCTAGGACGACCAAGCTTAGCCATTTTGCCAACATTGAATGTCTTAAATACTTCTAATACAAGCTTATAACTAATCGAACATACCGGGATATTCAACTCACCCAAAGCATCCTCAGAAGATTTACAAGCGGCATAGATATCCTTACCACTCATAGTTCTTCTATTATCCTGGTCAATATAGCCTACATCCTTAAAGAACTTGTATACATACTTAGCGAGTTCTTGTCTTTCACGTTCATTACGTTCCTTACAAGACTTATAGACATTACTACTGGCATGAATTAATTTATTATAATATACCTCTTTTTTAGAACCATCGGAGAGTTTAATATTACTTTTCTTTCTAATCGGATTAATGATCATAGCCATATCAAACGATACTTTGAATTCTTCATTCATAGAATTCATAAGACCATTAACGATACTTTCGGACTTAATAAAACTGGAAAGAATATTCTTCCATACATTTACTGCATCATCAAAGTCAATAGATAATGCACCCATCATACCCATAAACTTCATGCTTACTGTTTCGTGATGAAGCTTAAATTCTGCAAGCTTAGCAGGAGTATTATTCTTCTTCCAAGCATAGAAGGAATGTTTAACCATGTACAAATCGAGCTTGTTAGATTCACCAATATATACTTCTGCATCATTCATTACACAGGAGAGTTCTGCATAAGTATATTTGCAGGATGAAAGTAAATCGATTGTAATCATGATTAGTCCTTAAAAATAAATGCTCTACACTTATCTTGTGTAGAGCTATTTAAAGTAGTTCTACTACATGGGTCGAATAAAGGATGTGTAGAACCTATAAAAACTTATTCAACCACTACTGTTATTAGATTCACGTATGCTCATACGCAATTCTATCTATCATAGATATGTTAGTTTGCTTAAATAATACACTGACTTCGTAGGGTATAAGAATAATCACTTTACATACAGGAAAAAATGTGCGTAAAATTTCCTGATATAATTTATAATATATACAAATTTTACGCAGATTTTTATTTGAAGACTTTTCTTAATTTGAAAATGTGCGCAAAATTTTATGATATAATTATAATAAATATTATAAATATTTATATATACAAATTTTACGCAGATTTTATTTTCAATAATTTCCTTCATCTAATCTTAAAATTTTAACTATAAATTAGAATTATTATCCACAGAGGAAATTATGACTTATAAGAATAAAACTCATAAAGAAATCAAAGTAAAATCAATCACAGATAAATATGTCTACTATTCTATTCCAGAGAATATTAGATATAATAGGATTACAAAGGAATTTGAAAAGCTTAAGAAGAATGAATGGGTAATTAAAGCTAAATCTAAAACCACTAATAAGCCAGGATCACAGCTTAGAATATTCATTTCTCCGGGTAATACCTTTGCATGTTCAAGATTGATTGCAACTGCCTTAATCCCTAATCCTAATAACTATAGCCAGATTACTTTTAAAGACCATAACTCTTTTAATCTTTCCGAAGATAATCTTGAATGGTCTGAACCTTCAGAGTTCATTCAATTCGCTGAAGGAAATGTTCCATTCACCGAAGAAGAATTTAAGACTCTTAAGGCTATCCCTCAACCGCATAATTTTACTAATAAGGAATATGCATATTTTATGAATCATAGAATTGGTCCTGATGGATTAAATAAAGCTCAAAGATTTGCTATGCGTTCTAAAGGTACTTATGATGAATACCTAAAGGACTATAACACCTTTAAAGCTAAATCAGATAAGGAAAAGTTTAAAATCAAATTGAATAAGGAAAAAGAAGATCTATCTGAATATACTGAAGAAGCCATTAAAACTTTCTTCCTTAATAAGCCAAAGTTTAATCCTATTACTCACTTAGTTGAAGGCTATATTCTTCCAACAAACGATGAATTGGATAAGTATATTAAGGAATCTAATGCTTCTGAAAATGTAAAGCTTAGAGCTAAGCAGCTTCTTCCTGAATTACTTTGTAAAACAATTATGGCTTGTAATAAAGCTGAAAGAGATCTTAAGTCGATTAAATCTAAACCTTAACAGGAGCTATATATGGGCGTTCGTGAAATGCTTTTATCTAGAACACTTGACCAGATGGATTCATCTAATTCAAATGGTAAACGTAAAGTTTATGTATTTAGAGCATCGCCCGGGTGTTGTCCTAGATGCCAAGCTATGAATGGGAAAGTAATTTCATCCGCTCAAGCTTCATTATACTCTCATCCGCATTGTAAGTGCAGTGCAGTTATTGAATATAAATAATCATAACTATTAACACTCAGAGGAAATATGAACGATAAAAAACTTACACAGAACGTTCCTGTACATAATAAACCTGCAACTGGTTATATAGCCTTAAATGCTGATGTAGCCGCCCTTAAAACTAAGTGTGCAACTTTGGAACAGAACGTTTCTACATTGTTTAAGATTGTTGAAGAATTAAAGTCTTCTAAACCACAATCTTCAAATGATAACCATTCCGTTCTCTACGAGTTGTATCATGGCAGATAAAGAAGTTTATCCTTCCGGGGTTAGAATCGAAAGGGAAAACCCTGATGTTCCGGAAGATTTCTTTGGTATAGAATATATCGAAGGATCTAAGAAGCCCGGAGCATTTGAAAAGTGTAATATTCATTTTAGACACTTCTCTATCATGAATGTAAACACGAATAATAAACATAATAAATACTGGCTATTAGCTTATGATCCGGCTAAAGGTCCTAAGTCACCTAGATACTGGATTGATGAAGATAAGATCGAAGCCTTTGTAAATGAAGGGTGGCGACCGCCTAAAGTTCAAAGACCTCCTAATACCACTAAAAAGAATAAAACTAAAGTCATTCAAAAATCTGCACAAATTAAATCTAAAAATTGTAAGGCTATATCTAACAGGTGTTTTATAACCTTTGTAGGATATCTAACGAAATGGTTTACTAAACCAGTATGGAGAGAAATGGTTCCTAATCCGTCAACAGGAAATCTTGATCTTCATGCCCTTACAAATATTATAATCTCCGCAAGATCCCTAGCACAATTTGTAGCAGAAGCAAATGCGTTTATTCCGATTAAGGCTTGTAAGCTTGTCCCGGAATTTGATCCGTCATATCTTGATTTAGATAAAGATGACCCTAATAGACCTGAAGATACTATTACTGAAATTAGATTAAAGCAATGGTATACTGAATTAAGGGCTATGTGTAAAGCTGAACTGACATCCCTTCAATTTAAGTATGGTACTATATCTAAGAATTCTTATGCTTGGCTTCTTGAAAGATGCTTCTCTAAAGAATTCTCCTTAAGGGAACAATCAAAGAAGTCTACATCTATAAATGTAAAAACAGAATCTCCTAAAGATATATCTAAGTCTAAGGAAAAATCAGATAACGAAAAAGTAGATAATCCTGCATTGTGTGATGTACAAATATTCTTCGATGAAGAGGTGAATACATCAGAGGGAGGGTAATCCCATGAGTTTTAAAATTCATGATTTTAAATTACTCCCTCATCAGCAGAAGGTCTATAGGTCTACAGCTGAAGATATAATATTCTTTGGAGGACGAGGTTGCGGTAAGACTTTCCTAGCTGCAAGATATATCTGTAAGTATCTTGTATCTGGTAAGAATTGTATATGTGCAGCTCAAACCTATAAGATCTTAAAGAAGGTTCTATTTAGGGAAATTATTAGAACCCTAAAGAAGTGGCATGTAGCATTTAGGGTCAATCAATCTGACCTTACTATCACTACTCAATTTGGTTCTGAATGCTATTGCTTTACTTATTCCGAAGGTTCTATAGATAATATCCGTGGTATGACTGGTATATCCTTAGTCGTTATCGATGAAGCTGCTTTATGCTCGGAAGAATTTTATGAAGTTGCGATGGCTTGTTGTCGAGGTACTGATAATTGGGGAAGACCTGTAGGTGCGCCACATTCGCTATTAATTTCTACACCTAAAGCACATTCGTTCCTTAATGCTAGAATTAGACTGGCGGAACCTGGTGAGATTGAATTGATCCATGCTACTACTATGGATAATTCTACTCTTGATAAGAAATATATTAATCGTCTAATGAAAGATTATGGTAAGACTTCTTTCGCTAGACAGGAAATCTTTGGTGAATTAATTGAAGATTCAGAACCAGACCAGCTTATAGCTTGGATAGATATTGAATCTATGCTTAATAGAAATCCTGCTAAGCATGGTGATAGAGTCCTTGGTATAGATATGGCTAGATACGGTGATGACTCTAATACCTGTTGGTACCGTGAAGGTTCATATCTTGAAAGAATTTATAAGGTTCAAAATGCAAATACATATACTTTATTTAATCTTATCTATGAACGATTTAAACCTTATGACTTGGATGTAATAAACGTGGATAATACTGGTGGTTATGGCTCTGGATTAATTGACATGCTTATTCATGCAGGTTATAATGTAAGGGAAATTACTTTCTCCCAAGGTTCTCCGGATATTAAATATAAGAATATTCGTGCGTTCATGTATAAAGCTTTATCTATAGCTTCGAGTGCTAATTTAACTCTCCCTAATATTTCTGATATAGAAAGCGTTAAGGAAGAATTAGCGGCACAAAGAGTTATAGTGAGAGAGTCTGATGGAAAAGTTGCATTGCTTCCTAAAGATAAAATTAAAGAAATCCTTGGAAGGTCTTGCGATGATTCTGATGGCATAGCTTTAACGTTCGCTCATATTACAAGACTAAATGAAGATCTATATGTAACGGATCTATATAAGAACCGTATCTATCCTGAAGCTTCTAATTCTAATCTTGCCCAAGAATTAATGGCTGCTTCTGGCTGGTAATAATTATTATCCTTATACTATTACGGTATAAGGATATATTCAACTTCCCATTGTACAATATTTATATAGGAGTAATTATGGCTTCTTTAACAGACGATCAAAAGGACGTTATAGCACGTTTCAAAAAGTTCGGAAAAGCCGCTTCAAAAAAGTTTGATAAGGTTATCAAACGAATGAAGATGGAAAGAGCCTTTGCGAGTGGTTATCAATGGAACGAAGAAGATAATAACCATAGAGGATCTAATAGAGCACAGCTTACATTTAATGTATGCGGTAATCAAATTAATTCCGTGGTTAATCCGTTCTTATCTCACCCGTTTAAAACGCAGTATTCATCTCTGGTTAATACCCCTGGTGATCTTATCGATAAATTAAATCTATATATTCAAAGTATAGATTCTAAGATCGATTCTAAAACGGCTAAAGAATTTGCTATTCGTTCTATGGCTACTATGGGCTATGGATATCTTTATGCTACTACTGATATGGATGAAAATAATAAACCTATTGTAGCAGTATATCCTATTGAAGATGCAACGCTAGTTATCCCTGACCCTGATTCAATTCAAATCGATGGTAGTGATTCTAATAAGATGGCTATCATTGAATATATGTCTAAAACCAAAGCTAAAAACCTTTATGGTGAAGATGTATACGAATCTAATTATACTGGTATTCAATGCCTTGTAGCTGACTTTGGTGATACATGGAAATCACCTGAAGATTATCTAGCTCTCGTTACTTTCTATGAAATGACGGAGTCTAGAAATGCTTGTGTAATTACTAAGATGATTGGTAATAAGGTATTATCTTCTATTACTATTCAACTTACCCATATTCCTATAGTATCTTTTAAGGGTGATATATCCTATGATCCTGATTGTAAAACGGAATATGTAGGGTTAATTCATAAATTAATTGATGGTCAAAAGGTTTTAAACTACGCTGAATCGCAGCTTATTGAACGCCTTGCAAATGCCCCGGTTCCTGTGATGTCTATTCCGACTGAAGGAATTGAAGGTAATGTTGACCAGTATAAGAATATTAATAAACGATTAAACCCGGTTATCGTTACAAAGCAGTGGACTAAAGACGGAAAGGAAATTAGAGAACCACACCGTGTCGATAATTCTTTCCCGACTAATGATATCTCCGAAGTAATTAACCAGCAGAAAGCAGTCATGACGGAAGTGTCTGGTATGCCTTTAACTGGTATGATTGATGCCAAGGAACAGGAAACCGCTACTTCAATTCTTCTTAGAACTAAATCTACTGCAAATAATATCTCTCATTATTTATCACATGCAAAACAGTCTATAAAGTTCTTAGGTAATTTGCTTATAGAATTTTATAAACTTCTTGCAACTGGTCAAATGATTGATACATCACTTGTAGCAGTAACGGTTACTGAAGGTCCAGAAGCTTTATTTAATTCTGAAGAAGCTAAAGCTAAATTAATTGCTATCGCAAATTTCCTCCCGGAAACTATGAAGCCAATTATTGCTTATCAGCTTTGTAATCTAGATGTAAACCCGGACGTTAAGAAAGCTGGTGAAATGCTTAAGCAAATGTTACCGCCACAAGCTCTTTCTGATAATGGTCCGCTTATGGAACTTCAAAAGCAAATGCAAGAAATGCAAATGCAAGCTTCTAAAGTTCTTGAAGATAAGGATAAACAGATTGCAGATCTATCTAATCAAATTATGCAATTACAGCTTAGGGCTAATACAGATTTAAATATCGCTCAAATGAAAACCCAAGCAGATATTGCTAAGGAACAAATGAGGCTTAATGCAGATAATCAAAAACAGCAAATGGATATTGCAGCTAAAGCCAATATAGAAGCTAATAGAATTGCAGCTGAAAACGCTCGTGAGAGAGAAAGATTAACTGCTAAATCTATGGATGCAAATCTTAAAGCTAATATAGAAATCAATAAATTAAAATCACAAGAAGCCCTAGATATGATTGATAGGGGTCTAATGTAAGATATTATCCTATAAGCTATTTACAGCTTATAGGATATATTTATAACTATTTCATTGATTATATAAATTTATAATCGTGAACTTGACACTATCAAGATTTATACAGAGGAAACTAACATGGCTAATCGCTATGATGACATTATTTCACAGATGGATAACGTAGAGTTTGATAATACTCCGAGTCCGTCTTCTCCTGACAACCAGCAGCCGTCTAATGATTCTACTCCCGGTAATGATCAGCCGCCTGAAGAATCTAATGATCAGACCGCAGTTGTAAAGTCTAATGACCAGAATGATAATCCGCCTAGTCCTGATCAGACTCAGACGAATATTCAATCTAATCAGCAGAATCCTTCTAACCAGGAAGAAGGGACAAAGCAGAAGAATAATAGACCTAAATATTCTCATGAAGAGCAGGTTCAATATAGCTTCTCTAAATTGAATTCTAAGCTCTCACAGACTAAACGTGAACTTAAAGAAGCTCTCGCTCAGATTGAAGAATTAAAGAAGGCTAATACTCCGAAGCAAGAAAAACTTGGACCAGAAGCTTTTGGTTCTAATGAAGATTATTTAAAGTATATTGCTAATCAGTCTATAATTGAACAACTCCAGAAAGCCGCAGAAGCTAAAAGGCTCTCAGATGCAGAAGCTCAAGCTAGCAGGGAGACGCAAGATAGATATACTAAGCGTGCCACGGAATTGTTTAAGTCTAAAGAAGATATTGATGCTTATAATCATATCGTTGGAAAGGCTCTTGAAGAAGGGTTGGCAGATGTTCTTGAATCAGATAAGGTTATTTCTGACTTTATTAAGTCTAGTGATTGGGCGCCTAGAATGGTTTTCCACTTCGCAGCTATGCCTGAAGACCTAGATAAGATTGCTAGTATTAAAGATCCTACTGATAAAAGATTTGCTTTGAATATGCTTCAGCAGAGAATCATGACTATCTTCTCTCGTCCGGCTACTCAAACTAATCCTAATAACAATAACTCTACTCAAACTCAATCTAATGAATCTAATCCTCCGCAGGTACCTATTGTCGGTAAGGCTGGTACTGGTGCCGCAGGTGGTACAGGTTCTAATCCAGAAATCTCGATGGATGAAGCTATGGCTAGAATCCGTCGTGGTTACTAAAGGAAATAATTATCATGGCACAGACCGCTTCTTCTAATCTTGGTGGCGTTGTCAACAGTAAACTTAAGTACTTCGCTGCTGCTATTCTTGACTCCGTTCCGTACATCCGTATGGCTAAGTCCTATTTTAAGGATGACGTGAAGGGTAAGAAAGCTGGTATGACTTATCGCTTCTATGTCCCGGACCCGGGTATCGCAGAAGCTGGTACCACTAACCTCGATATCACTAATGATAATAAGGACATTTGGGAACTTCCTGTTGATGTAACGCTTGTTGATGCAAAGACCTCCGTGGCTCTTACTGCATGGAATAAGCTTACTGCTGTCGAAGACTTCATTCGTGATATTTGTGATCCTCATGCTCGTACGCTTGGTGCTGAAATTGAAGCTGACGTGATTAAGAATAACTGGTATCGTGCTGACTCCGCAATCGTTACGGACGGCTCTTCTACGCTCGTTTCTAAGCCGTTCTCTATTCTCGCAGCTAAGCTCCGTGCTATTCGTTCCGCTGGTAAGAAGGTCGGCTTTGCTCATCCGGACGTGTTTGCTTCTTTGTCCGATAACCTCCTCGGCAAGTTCCTTCCGTCTGATGATATGAAGAAGATCTATGGCGATGCAGTGTTCGCTCATGCTTTCGGTTCTGAATGGGTTGAAGAAAACTATATGCCGTTCATTACTGCTCCGGCTACTCTTCCGACCGTTGCAAATATTACGGTTAACTGGAACACTGGTGAAGTTACGGAATCTGGTACTTCTCACCTCTTTGAAGGCTATGCATTTACTTGCTCTGCTACTGCAAATAGTGGTAAGAAGTTTAAGACTGTTGACCTTAACGGTAAGATTACTAACGAAGACTTCGTGTTTATTCTTCATAAGACCGTTGACGATCAGAACCAGGAACACTTCTTTATTCAGCTTGACGAGGATCAGATTCGCTTTGCTCAAGATGGTTCCGGCAATAAGCTCTCTAACCCGACTATCGGTGCAATTCCGGGTGCAATTGACGGAACGACTGGTGCAATGACTGGTATCACTGTCGCAGCTCTCTCCGGCTTGACTGGTGGTAAGACCTATGCAATCGTTCAGGTACGTGATGCAGATGCTCTTGAATTCGATACTTATGAATTCGATGAAGTCGCAGGTGCTAAGAATGATAAGATCAAGGCAATGGAACTTACGGTGCAGACTGTCGAACAGGGCAGCGTTGTGTCTCGTAACTCCATCATGCGTATTGATGTACCGTACATGACTCGCCTCGTCCTCACGAAGCTTGCTCGTGTCCTCTACATTCAGGTCGATTAAAATCTAATTCCAAACCTCTGTGGAATTAATATCCTTATACTCCTAGTGGGTATAAGGATATTCTTAATTCAACTTCCCATTGTACAATATTTATATACAAGGAGCTAACATGGCTAGTAATATTACAACCGTGAAAGACCTCATAAAACAGGCTTATATGTTTTCTGGTACGGGAGCAGAAGGCGCAGAAGTCGAAGGTGATAGATTTCAATTTGGTTTATATTATTTAAACCAGCTTATTACCTCCGCAAATATTCAAGCGTTCTTACCGTTCGCTCAAGTAATCAAAGATCTTCCGGCAGGATATCAAGTGTATATTCTTACCGAAGATGAAGCTCTTGCAAGTAATCAAAATGAAATTCCTGATGAAGTAAAGGATCTTGGTCCGGCTAAGATTATTCAAATTCCACAGCCAAAGATTATTAATTCAGTGGGTTATAAACTTGGCATTCAATTTACTGCACTTAAAAGATTAGGTACGCCTGATATGATGCGGTATACTTTGCCAGTTAAAGCCACACCAGAGTTTTATTCTTATGAAGAATTTCCAAGATATACTATGCTATATTTAAACCGTCCTTCTTCATTTCCTATTAGAATTACATATGCAAAGAATATAGAAATGGTTAATGGTGATGATGCATTAAACGTTCCTATGCAGTATATGGATTATCTATTATTCGGAATGGCTTATAGAATTGCAGTTAAATACCAGCAACCTGTAGAATCTATAGGAAGTATTAAAGCCCTTTGGGATGAAGCTTGTCATAATCTTAAAGAATTAAATAAGAATGATTTGATGATTACATGGGCAGATAATGGAAATCCTGCAGATGGATGGTTCGGGTCTGTATTCGCACCACCTAATTGGTAATCTAAAGGAGATATATTATGGCTAATGGTGTAATGTATCCTAAATTTATAGGCGGTTCATATCAGCTAGACGTAAGAATGGCTAGTCCTGAATTGTCTGAAAATATGTTCGTAGAGAATTTAAGCGAGACTGATTCAAACGGATATACTAATCAAATCCTAAGATCTATAGATGGAAATAGATCAGTAATGACCTTTCCACAAGGTACTATAGGCTGTAGAGGATTAACTACTGTAGGTGCCGGACCAGATTATCGACCAGATATGTATGCAGTATTTAGTGATACTGTATATAGAATCAATGAAGACATGACTAAGATTGCAGTAGGATCTATAGGTGAAACTAATACGCCTGTAAGATTTGCAGAATCTGGTGGTGTGAATTCTCATTTATGTATGGTGAACGGACAGAGAGAAATTAGAATTTGTAGCGTTCATGCGAGTGATGAAGAAGTCGCAACTACTATGGAAGCATGTCCGTTGCCAGTAAATCCTTATGATACAAGGAACCAGGATATAACAGACCTCGATGAAGGTATATGTATTAATGCCACACATATTGTAAACATGGGTGAACGCCTTATTGTTAATGATAGCGAGAGTGGGTTCATATTCTTATCCCGTCCGGGTGCGTTCCAAGGCGGTACATATCTTGCTTATGACTTAGATGCAAATGGAAATATAATCTATGAAGCAGATGGAATGACACCTAAGACACACGAGGAAAATAATAATACTTGGGCTTGGAAAGATCGATACGGTAAGTATAATTATTTCCATGCAGTAAGTGCTAATGGTGATGTAGTTAAAGCTATTGAAACTATAAATGCCCAGGAACTATGGGTATTCGGAAATAAGTCTTTCGATATATATGGATTCTCCTCTGATGAAGATGGGAACTTCAGCTTTACAAGAACAGGGATGGGTACTAATATAGGTATATCTGCTCCTCAAACCTTGGCGAAAATTGCAAATCAACTTTGCTGGTTAGGGTCTGGAGGTGATGGTGATAATGCTATATGGGTAACATCACAGAATGCTCAACCAAGAAGAATATCTACTCCGGCTATAGAAAGATATATTGCAAAGAATAAATCTAACGATGCATTTGGCTTTGCATATAATTATTCTGGTCATGCATTTTATATCATTAGCTTTCCAACTGCTAATAGAACTTTCTGCTATGACTTTACAACTGGTATGTGGCACAATAGGAGTACTAGAGATGTAAATACAAATACTCTCGAAATGTGGTATCCTTCGTTTGCTTGTAATTTTGCAGGTGAAGTATACTTCGGTACTTACAATGCAAATGCTCTCGTTGTAATGGATCAAAGTAAACATACTGAATGGGATGGAAGACCCATTCGAAGATTAAGACGAGGACCAGTTCTAATTAGTGAAATGTCTAATATAATCGTAGACATGTTTAGAATTGAATGTGGAACTGGTTTGACTGATATTCTTCAACCGACTGAAGAATTACCTAATGGATTATCTCGTGAAAGGCAAGGATATAACCCTAAAGTATTGATGAGATATTCTTATGATGGTGGAAATACATGGAGCTTCTATAAGACAAGCAGGTTAGGACAAGCCGGAAAGTATATGACTAACTGCGAATTTTATGGATTAGGCATGGGTAAACTATTTGTAATTGAAGTATCTTGTGATGACCCAGTTGATTTTGTAATTACAACTTCTAAGATTAAAGCAAGAATAACTAGGAGCTTCTAATATGAATGCCAAAGACTATATAGCAGATGAAATGAATAATAAGATGCGTAATCTTTCAACCGTGACAGTAAATGCGGTTCAGAGTACAAATGATATTACTGATTTCTCTATATTCAATGCGTTGAATGCTATCACTGGTTCTTGGGGTTCTTCTAGAAGCTATGATACACAAATAGCTTATATAGGAAAGGTCTGTTTCTGGCGAAAGATAGGTTCAGGAACTATGACCTTTTCTATTCCACCTAATAACCTTGATAATTATTTTGCGGAGTTATTAAATAATACTTCTGCAAAAGGAATCCTTATAAATAAGGGTTTATCACAATTAACCGTGTCTATGTCGGAGAACGAGGCATGGCAAGTAACTGGAATATTCACAATCGTTTCAAAGGACTAAAAGAATATGATCCCTGCTCTAGTTGTAGCCGGAGTTGGTGCTCTTGCCCAAGCCGGTTCGAATATGTATGCTGCTGATAAGGCGGCTGAAGCAAATGAATATGCTCGCCAAGGTGCCGCTAATGCAGCTTATACCATGTCTAAAGGATATGAGAATGTAAAAGGCACTTATGATTCTAATAATGCAAAAATTAAAGAATTAGAAAATAAGCTTAATACTATCTACGGCGATGATGCTATTATTAATAGATATAAATCATTGCTTAATTCTGACATGAGCGATGCTATATATAATCCATCCGCATGGACTGATAAGCATAGCATAGAAGAATATTATGACAAGGCATGGAAGCTTAATAATCAAACACAGTTAGATGCTCTTGAAGCTAGTGCGTCTAATGCAGGTAGGTTATATTCTTCGGGCCTTCAAAACCAGATGTTATCTACTGCCAGTGCGAATGCATCTAAAGCTTATAAGGATGCGATGGAAGCTTACCTAAAAGAAAAGGGTATTGATGTAGATATTTGGAAAGGTGAAGAAGCTAATAAACTTGCATCTTCCCAGCAATACTTGGATAAATATAAGACGCAGCTTAATGCAGCAAGTGATTATACTAAGGCTGGTACTGATCTTTGGAGTGACGTAACCAGTGCTTATATTAATAACGCTAATGCAAAGGCTAATACTTATACTAACTATCTAAGTGAATATGCTAAACAAATTGCAGCAGCTGGTGGTGGTAGTGCCGCCTTGCCTAATTACTAAGGAGAATTAAAAATGGCTTTAAATATTAACGCATACAATACTAAACCCGATGTAGGTGATGCTTATACTTTGGCTTATAGAGCGCATATTAATGCTTCTAAGCCTTGGACTGATTACTGGAAAGGTAATGCAAAGATCGCAGGTGATCTTGGTGCGGCTTATCTTAATGCGCTTGTAGGTGATACTGACTTAGAAGATCCTGAAGTCGAAGTTGAAGGCGGAGATGCAGAACTTTCTATGAATGGTATAGATCCGTTCCTCATGAGAAGATATAAAACCAACATAGATCCTTATAAAGATCTTGCAGGAAACGAAGTCGAGTTCGTAAATCCGTTTGATAGAGGGTAATATGAATTCTAAAATTAGTTTAGATACACAAGAGCAGCTAATGAACCAAGCAAAGGCTGCTTCTAAAGCTAAATATGATAATGCGCTTCTTGCGGAACAAGAGGAAAAGATTAAGAATCTATTGCTTCTTAATAATCTTCAAGATCCCAGTAATTTTAGAACGGAAATGAAGCCACGTAAGGAAAATACTCCGTTTGAAGATAATTTGCCCAAAGGTTTAGATTATAAAGCTATATTAAATAACCCGGAAATTCGTAATGCACTTGCTGAACGTTATAGAAATACTTCAAAGCCTGATAGTAAATTCATTAAAGATCTTCCGAGAAAATATGAAAATCTTCCGTGGAGAAATGATGAAAATACAAAGGATGAAGAACTTCCGTCTATTGCTTTAGAATCTAAAGAACCTTTAACCGACGAAGATAAGAAAAGATTATCAGAAGATGCGGCTAGAGAAATGGCAGGATATAGAGTCAATCCGCAGATCAAATATCCTGAACCTTCTTTAGAAGAAACAGATGTCGATGAAGAACTAGCAAAGGCTTCTTCCTTTAATGCTATTGATTCTATGAAGCGCGCTTCGGCTCGTGATGTTCATGGAAAGCCTATTAATCCTTCTGGAGTAGTAGCTTATCAGGCTAAAGCTGAACCTGAATTTCACGGTGGAGAAAATCCTCGTAAGGATCAGACTATCGACAAGTATAAGACGAATATCTTCTCTAAGCCTGAAGTTCCTGAATCTCCTGAAAATGAATGGAAGAATATGGCATGGCCTGAAGTCAATACTGCTTTAAAGGCTATAGCAGATAGAGATCCTGAATTAATGCAACTTCCTGAAATTCAAGCTCTTCTTAAACGTGGTAAAGCTGGATATGATAAACAGCTAGCTCTAACTACAGTAGCTCCGTTTACATCTAATCCTGAATTGTGGATGAACCAAGCTAAAGCATGGCGTGAACAGGGCGATAAGAACCTTATGGATGCTGCTAATAATCTTGAACTGCTTCGCAATAGACAGCTTGAAGCTGCAAAGTCTGCTGCATCAGATCTTACTGCACAGAAGTCTAATGCAGTAAATATGCACGGACAAGTATTGAACTTTGAAAATTCTCTCGTTCAATCCGCAACTATGCTTAACCAAGAAGCTGCCGCTCTATCACTTGAAGCCGAAAAGGTTCATGAAAATGGTGACGTAGCTATGGATAAAGCCCTTACTAACGCACGATCCTTCTTTGAAAGAGTCGGAGTTGATATGGGTCTTTCCAAAGAAGAAGCAGCTATATTTAATAATATGGCTAATAAGCTTACTAATACTAACCTTAGACAAGCTTTAGATTATATTAGAAAATATGAAAGTAAGATATTTGCACCTATGCGTCCTGTCTTTAATGAAGCTTTAAGGAATATTGAAGCTGGCATAGCGGAGTATGATCGTGCTATGAACGAGTCTGCAAAGCTTAAATCACAAGCTGATTATAAGAATAAAATTGCTGATGACCGTTTATATACTGCATCTACACTTGGCGGAAAGTATAAGATTCCTGAATGGATGGATGCTGATACTTTAAGGCAGTTTAACGAAGTTGTAAATAACGGTAGAGGTTCTAATCTTACGGATACGCAGGGTGGAAATACTTCTGGTGATGTTAATAACGTAAATGCCGATAAAGATATAATTGCAAATCCTGAAGGTATAGAAGCTAAAGAAAATAAAGGTAATGGAAAACCAGGTGGTATTAAACTTATTAAGGCTACTTGGGATTCAATTGTAGATAATAACAATCTTACTGAAGATCAAAAGCTAAATTACTATAAAGATATAGCTAATGCTATGCTTTCCAATTATACCGAAAAAGGTGTGAAAGCTACTAGTATTAAACTGCATAACCAAGAACGTGTTGAAGGTTCTGCTGCTGATACAAGAAAAGATTATTCGCTGCAATTATCTGAAAAGGAAATTCAAAGATTCCTTCAAAGATTAAATAATGCTGATGAAAAGGTATTAAAAGCAGTATTAAATAATCTATCACCTAATGCAAGAACTGGCTTTGGTCAAGCTCTAGAAAATTATCCTAGATATTCTATTCTTAAGAATTTGTATCAAACGATTGTAAATGGTGGTAAGCTTTCATATAATGCAGATGAAGATAATAAAAAGATACAAGATCTTCTAATGCAGGTGTATTATTCTTAATAGAATTATCCTTATACCCTTACACGGTATAAGGATATTCAACTTCCCATTGTACAATAATATATGGAGAATATTATGGCTGAAGAAATAGATATCAGTGTATTGCCGCAAGCGCAAAAAACTGCGAAATCATTTCCATATGAAGCTTTATGGAGATCATATTATGATGGCCTATCAGATAAAGAAAAGAAATCTTTTGGAGAAGCAAATGTATTAGATCAAACCCGAATGATTTCCGACGGTTTACATAGCGATAATTGGAAAAATATTCTTAACGGGGCTTTTAAGTATACTACACAACATGGTGGAAGTACTCTTATAAATCCTTATAATTCTGCTGGTACTCAGGTCGATCTAAAATTTGATGAAAGACCTTTGACTGATCATCTAATGCTTAGAAAACAAGCTATAGACGACCTTTATGATAGAGGTAAATGGCTTTCTACAATGACTCAAAAGGCTTTAGATACCCAGAAATTTAAAGAGACTATGGGTGTTGGAAACCTTACTGATGAAGAATTTACTAAGTGGCTTCAAAATGAACCACTATATAGAGCTGGTGAAACAAACTTTACTCTAGCTGGTGATGCATATAGCATACCTAAAAAGCTTGATGCTCAAGCTAAAAAGAATAGTTATTTAATGCGCACTCCGGAAAATTTTAGAAATAAAAATAGTGCGAATGAAAGAGCTAATGCTTTAAATTATCTTATCAATAAAGAATATTATTATAGCCCGGAAAATACTAAGGAACGAGTTTTAGATAATCTTGGTATTACATTTAGTATTCCATATTTATCCCAAGGAGCAATAGCTCGTCAACAGGGTGAAATTGGTCCTGATGAAACAGGGTTAAATATTAGAAATATTGCTGGTGGAACTATAAATGCAGCAGCTTATCCTGTTATGGGTGGCCTTAAAACTGGTGCAAGTCTTCTTAGAACTTTAGGAACATTAGGCACTGGTGGTGGTTTAATTGGTCTTGGTAATTCCATTGCAAAAGGTGAGAGAGGCGAGACTAACCCGTTTAATTATCTTATTGGCGATTATTTATATGATGCAGGAACGGCTAGTGGAACCGCAGCAGGACTTGGTGGAGCTACAAGCTTTATACCGGGTGTAATTTCTAATGCAGTTAGAAAACTTACAAAAAATCCGCATCCATTAACTAAAGCTCAATCCGAACTTAAATCTGCAACTAATGCAGTTAATGCATATAAGAATGCGGAAAACTACGCACAAGAAAAAATTGACAATCTTGAAAAGCCTTTCTATCCTAATGATAACGCTTATCCGAGAATTAAATCTAACGATGAAGCATATACAAATAAGATTAATGAAGCTATTCAGGGTGGTAAATTATCTAATGTAGATGCAGATGCTTTTGATCCTACAAGAGAAGGTGATAAATATGTAATCTTCCCTCGTCAAATTTGGAAGAATAAAACTGCTATAGATGAACAGGCCAATGCAGCTGAAGCAGAATTAGGTAGAAATAAAGCCTTAAAGAAATATAACGCAGAAAGTGGTAATATTTTATCTGATGACGGTAAATGGTTAATTCCTACTAAAGATGAAGGCGGTTATAATCCTACAATAGAAAAGGCAAGAGAACTTACTGGTACGAGTGGTCCTGCTGAAGTTGAATGGAATAATCCTGAATATTGGGATTATATGGCAAGCAATGAACCGCCAACAACTCTACAAATGATTGCTGATAAGCCTTTATATCCATTTAGGGATAATAATCATCCTATGACTTTATCGCAGTCTATATTTAAAAGTATGGGCTATGATAAAGCTGGTAAGGGCGCACAAAAGGGAAGCGGCACTAATGCTCAATATGAGAAGACTAAAGAAATAATGTCGCAACTTCCTGAAAATCTTCAAAAGTTTATTAGATCTAATTATAATGATAATCCGTTAAATTTTGCAAGAGCAGTTGTAGATGAAAGTGATAAGCTTGTTCAAAGAGCTTATGATCTTCATAGAAACGGAGAGCTTGACGGAAATACCCTTAAAAGTCTAATTGATGAATATATATCATGGAACACTAGTAGTGGAGATAGAACGTCTAATAATAGACTTGCGCAAGAATTCTTATCTAAACTTAATGCAACTAAAAATGCAAAAAGGTTTAATAAAGAATGGGATTACAATCCAAGAGGCACGACTATTCCGGGATATTTAAATGCTGGTAAGGATATGAAAACCTTCTTACAGGATAAAGGTTTTTTAAATGAAGGTAATAAACCAAGACCTAATCCTACACTTGCAGCTATAGGACATAGAGTTAACCCTGATGATATGCTTAACGATTTAGCAAGATCTATTCATGAATATAATACTGGCAAAAGAATCTTAAATAATACTTCTCCTGAAATGGATGCAATTACTCCTGAAGAATGGTCAACTGCCCTTGCATATTATGGTGACCTAGAAGTTCCGAGTAATAGTGCAATCTCTGCAAATATTTCATCTGGTGACAGAGCGAAAATTAAGCAAGTTAAAGAAGCCTTCGATAATTTCTTAAATGAGCATAATATTCCTAAAGAATCTGATGTGCTTAAATCTGAAATTCGTAAGAGAAATATTTCCGATAAGGCTAAACAAGCTGAATCTAAAAAAGAAGATATAGAAAAGATAATTCGATCTTTAAAGAATAATGAAGGAAAGGTTGATTTATTTAGAAAAGAAGATTATAAAGGACCACATAAAGGAATAAATAAGGTGCTATTTCCATTTTATCCGATTGGAAGATTATTCGAATCAAGAATGATTAAGCCCGGTACTTTAGTTGGAGCTGGATATGGAACACAGCTTAATGCCTTATCTGAACCTGAAAAGGAAACCAGAGAAGATATTATAAGATCTAATCCGGCTAACTGGAGTGCAATTACTAAAAAAGTACCTGGGATAATTCCTTATAAGTTTAATTATGGCTCAAAGAAGCGTGGAAATTATGTACCTGAATTTAATCTTAGGTATACAATTCCTGATGATGCCAAGGAAAGAAAATCTGATGATACTAAAGAAAAGAAATAAAATATAAGAATATCCTTATACCTTCATACGGTATAAGGATATCTTCAACTTCCCATTGTACAATATTTATATAAGGATCTTATCATGAGAACAGATTTGTCTTGTTATACCTTATATGATGCTCTTCCGACTTTCCTAGATGAAAACGGAAAAGTTGTCATAGGACGACTAATATTCTTCGAAGCAGATGGCACGACTTATAAGCCAATCTATGCTGACCAGAATTATCAAACGTTATTGTCAAATCCGTTGCTTACGGATATGGCAGGACGACCAGAACACCAAGTATTTCTTAAGAACGGCTTATATAGAGTCGTACTTGAAAAATTTCTTGGTACAAATTATGCAGATATGGGATTATATTTGCATGAAGGTTATGACCCTAATCATACTGGAACCGTATCTCACTGGCAATTTGTAAAAGAATTTGTAATAGATTCTGGTACTGTAGATGAAGCAGAAATTACTGGTGAAAATATTTTCGTGGTTCAGTATATTTCTGAATTACGCTCCACTGATTATTCTAAACACCCTCTCGTAACCGTAATTGATTACGATGAGAATATAAGGAATATTACTCCTAGAACGTATATTTGGGAACCTAACTCTTCTAGGGATGAAGACTACGGTGCTACAATTATATCTAGCCTTAGTAATAGTGGAAGATGGATTCTATTAGAATCTAGTATAATGGAATCGACTACATTTGGTATCAGTCCTTATACTGATCCTGGTGTATTGATGTCTAGACTTAATGGATTAAGTGTATATTCACAAGCTGGATATGGAAAGGCTAATGAAATCTATTTCCAAGGTGGTACATATCCTTTAGTCCGTGGTGCAAATATTAAATTTGGTAAGCATGTTGTATGTAGTGAATCCTTACAATTCACGGTAAGCTCTGATAGTGCTAAAGTAATATTTAATAAGGGCATTACATATACTGGTACGACTACTCTTAATTCAGAAGGTGTAGCTCTTGTAATTAAACAAGATGTAATTCATAGCAAGTGGTTCTATAATGCAGGACCGACTGTATTTGATGGATCTTATGGCTACTGGAAAACAGTAATCCTTGACCATAGATATATGCATAATGTATCTGCTAATGATTTGATTATCGAAATCGAAGATCCGCAGATGATTCTTAATGCGACTAATTGTATTGTAAGGTTTAATGTAGCAGTAGAAAGCAATGGAAGTACTTTTACCGATTGTAAATTTGAAAAGGCAATGGGTAATTTTAAGGGCAGAGCTACATTCACTGGTGATTCGATTATTTATCCGTGGATGTTTAATTCTACTCACGACCTATATAACCTTACACTTGGTCCTAATATTAAATATGACCTTTATGATTGGGGCGCACAAAAATATGCTGACTTAAAAATCGTTCAGGATAATCATGTCATAGGTTCATTAGATGAAGGCGTTATAAATATCACGCTTCTAAGGGATTCAGCTGATGTAAATGATGTATATGTAATCGAGAATGGGTCTGGTACTATTGATTGCCATAGCTTAAATGTAAATATAGAGCTTCATAATTTTAGTGGAACTATATCTAACCTAAATTCTGGTAGTACAATTAACGCAGTTGATAGTTATATTAGCATTATTGGTGTTGGTATTAGTTCTTTACAAATGCAACGAGGAGCTTTACTCCCGACCACTGCATCCGACTTTAATATCTATAACGGCTTATATTTATCCGAAGTAACGGTGAATATGAACTTTATAGCAGCCGGAAGTGGAGCTATAGAAACATTTAATAACTGCACCATCATGCAAAATATTACAGTAAATAATATAGCTACATTTGAAGATTGTAAGATTGAAGCGGTTATTTATACATTAGATGATGCTTCGACAGATGCAACAATCCTAAGATTCTATGAAAATAAATTCTTTAAGAATGTATTTGGAACTAATGGATTAGTATATCTGACTAGCCAGCAAACAGGAATTGTACCAGTTGTTAAGTCGCAATGGGTTGGAAATATTTCTAACCATGATTTTATTAGCGATGCATTCTGGTTGAATTATACTATACCTACTAATAGATTAATTGCACAGTATAAGTACCAAGATAATCATGGTGGATGCCCTGAAGATCATTATGAATATTACACTGCAGAATATCCTCAAATGTATTACTCAGTAATGAACCGCAGTGGCTTTACACTTCAAGATAGTGTGGATTATCTACATAGTCTTGGCGCAAAAATCATGTATGTAGGTTCAATCGAAAACGGTGACTTCAATAAGAACTTCCAGTTCTTTACAAGTAAGTTTACAGAAGATTTCGATTATACTGGTAAGATATTCTATCTACATAATCTTGAACCTCATGCCACTGCATTTGCAACCTTAGAAGCAAGCATAGCCGTTAATGAAGGATGTTGGTCATGGAAAATTGGTGATTACCTTGGTGAGCAGACTTTGAATAAAATTTCTGCTGCTGATGCATCTAGGATCTATGATTATCCATTAACTGATAATCCAGATTATGACGGCAGTCATGGCAACTATGGCTTTAGGGTTATGTTCAGAGAACACGCATGGTGGAATATTCCTGATAGCGGAGCAGCTCCGTTAGGCGGTTGCGAAAGATGTACTACAACCATTAGATACGGCAGAATTAGTTTAAGAGTAAGCCGTGTCTTTGATAAGTAAATATATTATCCTTATACCTTCATAGGGTATAAGGATATATTCAACTTCCCATTGTACAATATTTAATAGGAGACATAATATGGCTCTAGAACAAAGCTATCCTTCTAGCTTTTATTTACAATTTAGCGATAATTACGGAAAACCGTTAGCTAATGGTACTATAAAAACTTTCCTTGCGTCTGACCATTCTTACCCGGTTCAGACCTTTACTTATCCGGGTTCTGAAGTAAAGAATCCGACTAATATTATTCTTGATGAAGCTGGTCGTTGTACTTTCGCTTTAGATAATACTCTCGCTTACTATATTGAGCTTTATGATTCTACTGGTGCATTAGTTGGCACTTGGGATAATGTCACTGCTGGAGGTGGTGGCTCCGGGGTTATGATGCTTAATATAGACAATACGCTTAAGGGTGCAAGCACGGAATCTAATCCGCTTGGAGTGAATGTACCAGCGGTTATTAACGGACTTGTAAGAGGTGCCGTAGGCGAAACTGAAAATGTAAACGTCCGTGTTAAGCAATACTTAAGCGATGGTTCCGTTATCCTTGGAATTTCCGTTAATGCTCCTGAACCATATGAAGGTGGATACGGAATTAATATCGATGGAAATATAATTTCGCTCGATCCTGATGCCGGAATGGATATTGACTATTGGACTGGTAAAGGCTTTAGTGTTGCATCTGGTTCTGATTTAAATACCAATGCTTTAACGGTTCAATATAAAGGCGATAGAATTTATGTAAACGATAATAATCAAATCATGATTAAACCGGGTACATATATTGTACATGCCTTCGTTAGAATCGATAATAATGCAAATGCTATAGATGCAAATATTTATAGATTCAATATCACTGGTGTAAATTCTTTAGGTATTCCTCATAAGACCATAGAATTTAATAACTCTTATCATCACGAAGAAGTATATGAACTCGCTTATTTGACCGTTAATTCTAGTGAAGAAAATGAAGATACCCTTTTATCTTTGCTTACTGATGCAAATGAAGTCCTTCCGGGTTGCCATGTATATCTAGATTATATTCAAATTTATAATCTTAATAAGATCATAGGCTCTGGTATAGATGTAACATCTGAAGATAATAGTGTAACGATTCATACTTCAACGGTTAATGGTGTAAAGGTATTTGACTTAAGTGTACCAGAACAGACACAAGCTGACTGGGATGAAATGAATAGTGAAGATCCGGCTTATATTAAGAATAAACCTAATCTGGCACCAGTTGCTACAAGCGGTTCTTATAATTCTTTAACTGATAAGCCGACTATTCCTGATCCGCAGGTTCAATCTGACTATGCGCAGACTGATTCTTCCGCTGTTGATTATATTAAGAATAAGCCTGTGATTCGAAATGTACCAGAAGTTGAATCTACTGATGATGAAAAGGTTCTAACTGCTTCTTATAGCGGTGGCGAAGGGTCTTTCTCTTGGGAACCTGCTCCTATAAGTCTTCCTCCCTCTACATCTGCTGATGAAGGTAAAGTTCTTACAGTCGATTCTAACGGTGAAGCAGAATGGAGAACGGCTCATCTTGAACAAGAACAAGCCGACTATGCGCAGACTGATTCTTCTGCCGTTGATTATATTAAGAATAAGCCTGATCTAAGCGTATATGCAACTAATACCGCCCTTCAAAATGGTCTTGCAACCAAGCAGGATACAATCAATGATCTTTCAACGATTAGAAGCGGTGCGGCACTTGGTGCGACAGCGGTACAAGATCCTAATTATGTACATACTGATAATAACTTCACGAGTACTCTTAAGGATAAATTAGATGGTATAGAAGCTGGTGCAGAAGTAAATGTACAAGCTGATTGGAACCAGTCTAATTCTTCTGCTGATGATTACATTAAGAATAAACCTGGTAATGCAACTACATCTACTGCTGGTCTAATGTCCGCAGCTGATAAGACTAAATTAGACGGTATTCAATCTGGTGCAGAGGCTAATGTTCAATCTGATTGGACGCAGAATGATTCATCTGCTGATGATTATATTAAGAATAAACCTCTTACTTATGGATTAGTAGCTGGTACTGGTATAGATATTACTGTCAATGAAAACGAAGAAGTTGTGGTTGGCGTTAATAGTAGTATTCCACAAGTTCAGTCTAACTGGGCTGAAACAAATGTTGTGGCGAAATCTTATATTCAGAATAAGCCTAATCTTGCAACAGTAGCTACGACTGGCAACTATAATGATTTGATTAATAAACCAAATACAAATGGTGTGCCGGATGTTACAAGCTCTGATAATGGAAAGGTTCTAGAAGCCACTTATGAAGGTGGTGTTGGGTCTTATTCTTGGCAGGTTGCTCCTATTAGTCTTCCATCCTCTACATCCGCTGATGCAGGAAAAACTCTTGTAGTTAATTCTTCTGGTCGTGGTGCTTGGGCTATGGTTCAATCTGATTGGAATCAAGCTGATAATACATCAAATGAATATATTAAGAATAAGCCGACTAATATGCCACTTAAAGCCGGTAATAGAATTTCATTTGCTTATGTAGATGACCAGCTGGAAATTAGTGCGGCTGCAGCTTCGCAGGTTCAAAGCGACTGGGATCAATCTAATTCTTCTGCAGTGGATTATATTAAGAATAAGCCTACAATTCCTGCAGCTCAAGTTAATGCAGACTGGAATTCTTCTTCTGGTGTAAGTGAAATTCTTAATAAACCTAATCTTTCAACTGTAGCAACCAGCGGAGATTATGATGACCTCACTAACAAGCCTACAATCCCGGCTGCGCAGGTTCAATCTGATTACGCTCAAACTGATTCTACGGCTGTCGATTATATTAAGAATAAGCCCACACTCTTTAGTGGAAATTATAACGATCTTACAAACAAGCCTGATCTTAGCATCTATGCCGAGTCTAGCAATCTTGCTTCTGTGGCTACTTCAGGATCGTATAATGATTTAAGTAATAAACCTACTATACCAGCTGCGCAGGTTAATGCTGACTGGAACGCTTCTAGTGGCGTGGCGGAAATCCTTAATAAGCCTAATCTTGCAACTGTAGCTACAACTGGTTCTTATAACGACCTTTCTAATACTCCGACTATACCAGATGGTGTTCCGACTGTAACATCCTCTGATAATGGAAAGGTTCTTAAGGCTA